CCCTAAGACAGATAATGCATTCCTGAAAGCTTCTATTAAGAAGGCAGCAGAAACTACTGCATTAGGAAATGGTGCACTGAAATATACTACTACTGGAAACGATTTCGTAGACCAGTTTGGTAAGGCAACAATTTATAAGGCTCCTCGTACCTTTGCTGAAATAAGTAAAGATATGAGCTTGTTATTCTCACAAGATGGCCTGACAGCAACTAAGTTTGCTACTTATTTGAGAATGATTACACGTGTGATCTCTTTCAGTGATGGAAGCAGAACAGAACATACACAACGTGGACAGGGCTTGAAACATGAAGGTATATTCCGTATGATTTGGCTGGCACTAAACCAGCCTAACACATTCTGGAAGAATATCCACCTGTTTGTGGCTGCTGGTTCATGGAAGGATGTTATCACCATGTTACAGTATGATTTAGTGTATAATGGATGGGATGGAAGAAAATTGGATTGGGATAATTTTGGTCAGTTAATTCTGGCTGGATTAGAGAACCCACGTTCTTCTGAATTGTTGAAGAAATATCTGCCACAAATCAAGGCTAACTCAGCATGTACAACTGTTGAGAGTCAGGCTGACAACATGATTGCTAAGTGGATATGTTCCCTTATCTTTGGATCAAAAGGTAATACTAATGATTCATCTAAGTATAAGGCATACAGAAAACTGAAGAGTGCAGGTACTGCCCATAAATGGCAACAGTTGATTAGCCAGAACAAGATGTTATCCATTGATTTCAACTCGATTCATGGTAGAGCATTGGCTAATTTAGTGAGTGGTAAATTCCTGAAAAATGCAGGATTGGAGGCTTCATACCAGAAATGGATTGAAAGTAAACCAGTTGCAAAGTATACAGGTTACCCATATGAACTGATTGGGCCACTTAAGACAAGAACAGGAATGTCAATTAACCTGACTAAGTATCAGGAAGATACATTGAACAAACAGTTCATGACACTGGTAGAAGTTGCCAGAAATGGTATGGATGAAGGTGATACTGGACTGTTACCAGTTATTGATACATCTGCATCAATGACATCCTCAGTTCCTGGGACTAAGTGTAGTGCATTTTCTGTAGCTACATCTATGGCACTGTACTTCTCATACCTGTTAAAGGGTACATTTGAAGATCATTATGCTGAGTTCTCTAACTCATGTATTATGAGACAGTGGAAAGGTAAAGAACCAGTAGACAGAATCAGAAATCAGGATTCTTCTATCACAGCATCAACAAACTTCCAAGCAATTGGTGATTTATTTGTTGAGATGTTAAGAAAAGGAGTTCCTGAGAGTGAATTCCCAACTGGTATAATCTGTATCTCAGATGGTTGTTTCAATTCTACAGGTAGCAACAAGACAAACTACCAGACCTTGAAAACGAAACTAAGATCAGGTGGTTTTTCACAGGAATATGTGGATAACTTCAAATGTATATTGTGGGATGTACCTAACTCCTACTATGCAAAGAAAGGAAATCAGGCATTTGAATCATTTGCAGACCAGCCAAACCTATTCCATATAGGTGGTTTAGACCCTGCATCAATAGCCTTCATTACTGGTATCAAAGGTAGTGAAAGAATACCTCAAACATCTGAAGAGTTGTTTGAAGCAGCTATGGAACAGGAAGTTTTGGAAATGATCCAACTTTAATAACAAAAATAAAGGATTGGCATAGTTTATGCTATGTCAATCCCACACACGGGAGTAGCTCAAGTGTATAGAGCACCAGAAATGGGGGTTGGTGGTTTGAATCCATCCTCCCGTGCCACAAGATGATGTGCAGCAAACTTTTATCTATAATTCAGAATTTTACTTTGAAAACAGAAAACAACATCATCTGATAGGGTTACTAACAGCAAATTCAACATTCAAATTTGGGTTTTGAAAAACAAGATAGTAACCCGATAAGGTGACCAACAGCAAATCTAATTTACCTACTGCAAATTGGAAATAAAGGATGGTCACCTGATAAGATTACCCCACAGTACAGCAAACTTTTGTATTTAACAATTATTAAACATTGGAGTTTTACAAAAAGTAACAAGGTGTGTGAATGGGAACTTCTCTCGGAAGGGAGTTAATAGGAGTTCACACAGGGTAATCTGATTTATATGTAGGAGGAAGGACATACAAGAGTCGTTAAACGTCTCCCAGAGTCCTTCTGACTACTCCAGAAGAATTCGTACAGCAAATAACTAGCAAATTCTAATCATAATAGAAGGTCACAGGTTCGATTCCTGTTCTCCCAACCAGTCTTACTGTCTGGGAGATAGTGTAGTGGAAACATCTAAAACGCAAAAAAACGAATTCTGATAAGTGTACAGACAGCAAATTACAACGCAAATCCTTGTCACGGACGGGACAGAAGTTCGAATCTTCTACCCCCTGCAAAGGAATATCTAAGTATCCATGCAAATTGTATGTAACCTGAGGAGGCCATACTTGGAGAGTTTAGATATTCCCTACTTTATAGGGGGTTGGTGTAGTGGTTAGCATACGTAAAGCAAAAAAATGTACACTGATAGGAAGAGATACAGCAAACAATTATTTAATTGTTCGAATCAATTCTTCCCCACACTTGCAAGTGGGAGATGATCTATGAAGGAGGGAGGTTGCTAAAACCTTAATACAATCCCCCGGAGGTTATCCAAACCCTGCAAATAAACAAATGGGGAAGCAATAGGGTGGTGGACACCCTGCTCTTCCGTTAAGATGTGTAACAGCAAACATTCCCAATGACTCATAATCATTACCACACGGAAAATGCACATCTGATAGGATGCCAAACAGCAAACAATCTTTAAAACACAAGTAAGCAAAATTTGACAGTTTAAAAAGAGGCATCCGTTTTTAAGGGCACACACAGCAAACACTTTAAGCATTCTACTTGTAATGGAAACACGCTAAAAGCATGTGCCCTGTCAAGGTATCTAACAGCAAATAACTAGTCGTGTAGGTAGTTCAGTAGGTAGAACACAGGATGGTAAATCCTGAGGTCTGGGGTTCGAGCCCTCACCCATACAAAACTAAAATGATACCTGAAGTCCTTCCTATATGGTGAAATATAGGAAGGCATTTAAGTTGGCATACAGCAAATTATTTGGTTTAACACAGAATCTCAAACATTCCACGTGAAGTCCCGGTTCAAATCCGGCAAACCCGAAAGGGGCCAACTGTTTTTTATTTAAAATCAAGACTATGAACGGAATTACTAATCCTAAAGAGTTAAGAGAAGCTATTGCACTAGCCAAAACTGGTGATAAAGAAGCTTTACATCAAATCCATCTGTATAAGTGGTATAATTGGTATCAGAATATACATATAAAGGAGGGAACTCCTGAGGATATTGAGAATACCGAAATCTTTAATGATATTAAGGAAAATGATCCTGAATTACATAAAGAGATTGAAAAGATGATAGATGGTCAAATTTACAAACTTGTATCCACTGAATATTTGTAAGATTATCCACAGCATATCTATTTATAATAAGAGCAACAAAGTTCAGCCACATTAATACCTTGTGGATGGAGCATGTACCCTTCTAAAAACACCAGTTTACTGGGACAGAAGAACGTGCAAAAGTTGGTATGATAATCTGAGTTTAGTGAATAAAAGTTTTGTTTTAGCCCTGATGTTTCCACATCGGGGTTATTTTTTACCTAAAATCTAATAATATGAAAACAATACCAATATATAGTTCGAAGAACGGCAAGAAAACCATTCACAATGAAGAAGCCTATAAAAGTTTTTGTGAAAAGATTGACAATCTTGAAAAGTACAATATCACAAAGGAAGTAATGGAAGATGAAGGTGAAAATAAAGGTAAAATAACAGTCCGTTTGACATTTGAAGAAAAACAACCTGAAAATCTTATTGTATGACAAACAACGAATTATACACAGTTGCATTAATATCCCTAATACTAAATATTGTTGCACTATTCTGCTTATTCTCACCGAACATCTGTTACCTTTTACATAAAAAGTTTTTTAAATGGAGGGATAATTATGATAAAACAGTATCCAATAATAAGGATTAAAGACCATTTATATATGGTTGATAAAGAGGCTGATATACCTGAAAAATATCCTCAAATAGTTGTTGAGAAACTTACCACCGGAAATTACGACCTGTGGCAGATTGATACTCCTAATGATATTGATAAGAAGAATCAGTATGTTATAATAGCAACTACTGATGAAAAACTTGGTTTACCTCTATTACCTGCTATTGAGGAGAATATAACAAGAGAAGAAGCTAAAGAAGTTGCCAAAACTGTATTAAATCCTAGATTTTATGAAAGTATTCAAGGAGGAGAAATGCATTGTTTTCACGAAGGATATAATGCAGGTTACAAAGCAGCTTCTGCAAAGAAGTATACAGAGGAGGATATGAGGAAAGCCATAAAAGAGGCATTCAGAGGAGGGTTTGACTTAAGTGAATCTGAAGGAAATAGTTGGGATTATGGTAAGGTAAGGGATAATATCCTTAAATCAATGAATAGTACTCCAATAGCAGTAGAAGTTGAGATGGATTTTGTTCATTTCAGTAATGCAAGTTCCTCTGCTGAATTAATTTCTTTGGAAGGATTAAATGAATATACAAATATCTTCCCTAAAGCAGTAAACAATTTTGTAACAGTTAAAAAGTGGATATATGAGTAAAGAAAATTGTCCTTACTGTGGTGAAAGGTGTTTTGAAGGAGAAGGGTGTGACGAATGGCAAGCTGGTGGCTTTCAAGACAAACCATACTTTGCAAAATACCTTCCTGTAGAAGGAGAGATAAAAATTGGAGATAGAGTTGAAAGTGAGTCATCTGGTAAGCAAAAAGTACTTGTAACAGGAATCACGAAGAGAGGTGATTATATTACAGATGAACCTGACTTTTATGAACCTGATTCTTATTTTGTATTACCCAAAAAGAAAGCTAAAAAGTTTTCAAAACAACTATTTCTATGTAGTAGAGATATACAGGTGGGAGATACCGTTAAGATGAAGTTCTCAGATGGATTAAAAGATTGGGAATGTTCTAATGTTGGCAGATTAGAAGCAGCTAAACATAATGGTTCATTCAAAGTAATAGGTGGAATATCATCGGAAGCTAAATGGGTTAAGGAAGGAGATGAGTTTGATGAGGATGAGATTGCATTTGCAATTCATGCACCGTGGGAAGAATGGGAACAGGTATCTTACGAAGCATGGTTATTAGAGTATACCTTTTATAAGAACATAAAGGTAAAAGGTCATTGTGGTCACTTTCATTAAAAATATTTTATGACAGGAATAGTAATAGGACGCTTCCAAGTCCCTTATCTACATGCTGGACATGTACATTTAATTACCTCAGCACTACGTCAGTGTAATAAGGTAGTTATATTCCTTGCCTGTAAATTGGAAGATGATGGCAAGAACCCATATACTATAGCTCATAGGAAACAAATTATAAAAGCTTTCTTTCCTCATGTAGAAGTAGTAACTTTGTGGGATAGACAAAGTAATGAAGAATGGTCACAAATCGTTGATTTAGAGGCCGGTACATTTGAAAATCCTGTACTTTTTCATAGTAGGGATTCATTTGCTGTACATTACAAAGGTAAACTGTCCCTCATAAAGGTTGGTGAGATTGAGGGTTATAGTGGTACAAAACTTCGTGCAGAAACAAAATAAAATTCTATGAATACATTATTAATTATCTACTTGGTTTTCACAGGTTTATCATTAATCTGGACATTTGCTCATTGTGATTATTATAATGAGATAGAGACCTTGTGGGATTGGATTTGGTATAGTGCACTATGGCCCAAATATGCAATATTATCGTTTTGGAAAATGTTAAAACATGATTTATGGAAAAACCGTTTGAAGTCGGACAAAGAGTAGTCTGTATAAGAAGAGCCCACTGGAGAGATATGGAGGTAGGACAGGTATTTACAGTAAAGTCAATGGAACAATTCCCTTGTGGATGTTGGGCTGTTAATGTTGGTCATGAAGAAAATGGGGAAATGTGTAGTAAACATTTGACATATGTTGATAATCCTATTGGTAGAGGTGCACATCTATTTGCTCCTTATAAATCATCCAGTATATGCAATTCAGTAACCAAGGAATTGGCAGAAAAAGCCATGAATGTTGGTGATACTGTTGAACAATACGAGTTAGTCAATTAAAACTAAACAATATGAAGATACTACTATTATTTATGGTCACTATCATGATCTTCTTTCTCTACTTAATCCCTATAATATGGGATTTTAGCAGTAAAATATTACCCAGTGATGCATCAGTTGCTGGTTACTTTTTTTGGTATTTTATGGTTTTTATCCTGACACTTTGTTGGGGAGATATAGTAAAGAAGAATGGTTGTTGGTTCTTTGGTAAACACTAAAACAAAACATTATGAAAAAAATCGTTGTAATAGGAGGAGGAACCTTCTCCCATGTAAGAAATCATTTAGCACTTGCTGCACCAGCATTTGGTCATACAGCAACTGTTATTGCACAAACTTCCCTTGATAAATGGGGAGAAACAGCAGATGTAAGACTGTATTTGACAAAAATGGCTGATCCGTTTGATTTGTTTGGAGAACAATCTGATCCTATTGTGACGAATGAAGATGTTGAAGAGTTAGCTAAGGAATGGGTTGAGGATTATGATGTTAAGGTAGTATTCTTCAATGCTGCTATCTGTGATTTTAAGGGTAATATCGCAGACAACAATCTGAAACCTACACAGTCCGGCAAGTATGAGGAGAGGTTGAAGACATCTACAGGTAACCAACTTATGATTCTGGAACCTTATGATAAGATAGTTGGTAGAATACGAAAGACCAGAAAGGACATATTCCTTGTGGCTTTTAAAACCACCTGTGGTGCTTCTGAAGATGAGATGTATATTGCCGGGTTGGATATGTTGAAGAGAAACAGTTGTAATCTGGTATTATGTAATGATACATCAACCAGAAAGAATATGATTATTACCCCGGAAGAAGCCCGGTATCATGTAACTGATGATAGAGACCTGATTATCAGGGAGTTAGTTGAGATGGCATATTTACGTAGTCAACTGACATTTACACGTTCTACCGTTATAGATGGAGAACGTGTAGGGTGGGGTGATAAAAGAATTCCTGCTACACTAAGAGCTATTGTTCACTGGTGTATAATGCAGGGAGCATATAAGGAATTTAATGGAGCTACAGTTGGACACTTTGCTGTCAAACTAAATAACAATGAATTCCTGAGTTCTATAAGAAAAACTAATTTTAACAATATCGAAGAACATGGTATGGTTAGAATAGTAACAGATGGGCCGGATAATGTTATGGCTTTTGGAGCTAAACCATCCGTTGGAGGCCAGTCACAGAGGATTGTGTTCCATGACCATCCTGAATATGACTGTATAGTACACTTCCATTGCCCATTAAGGCCAGATCATACTGATGATATACCTGTTGTATCCCAAAGAGAATACGAATGTGGTAGTCACCAGTGTGGAGAAAACACAAGTAAGGGTCTGGGAAAGTTTGGTAATTTATCCTGTGTCATGCTGGATAATCATGGGCCAAACATTGTGTTTCATCACTCAATTGATGCTACCGAAGTTATGTCATTTATCAACAACAACTTCGATTTGACAAAAAAGACAGGAGGGTTGGTGTCAACTCCCACATTAACAGAACTTTCTAAAAAACTTGAGTATGATAACAAAGAGCCAGTTACAGAAGGCTAAGGGGTGGTTATATTCCTATATCTCAGATAAAGAGGTTATGATAATGAGTGGTTGGAAATTCTATATCTTTGGTCAGACAATTGAGGACAGTGAGCAAATATGCTCACTTATTACCCCTATTGCCAAAAAATATAATCTGACTATGAAAGTTGCTAGTCAGAACATTATTAATAGGAATACAAATAAAAAGGGTATAGCATGGAGTGTTGGTATTATTTATCTAAATTCAGAACTGTTTGAAGATAAACGTGTACCAAACCTCATAAGTGATATTGATAATGCTCTGAAAGATTACCAAAAAACAGGTGTAATTGTTGGAGCAAAGTCCATAAACGGCAAACTCCATTATCGTTATGATCTATCATTTCCCATCGATCCTGCAAAAGGAGTTGATTATCATGAGTATCTGAATGGATACAGAGGGGAAAGTGGTGATTATAATATCCCCGGAAATGAGGACATTACATCATCTTTAAGTATTTGATATGCATCAGCTAGTATGGGCACTTGGAAAAGTGCTTTTCGTAATATTCATGGTACTATTTGTGATTGGTGCTTGGGAGGCATTAAAAAACCCCCGTATCCCTAAAAAATAATGGACTGCACAAAAGAAGTTATTATGCGTGGCTTGACACATGCCATAAGAAACTGTAATAGAAATATCTACGAATGGATGGAAAAATCTAAACGTGGATCAACGTTCACTATCTCACATACAGAGGTACGTGGATTAGTCAAGAACTGGATTATACGTTCCCTAAAGGATACGATGGGGAATATACAGGCAGACAGAGTATTAAGAGTTGGTAATTTGTATGTATCTGTGGATGATATACATAACTGTATAGGTTTTATATCATTATCATCTACAGATGAGTGGAGATCAGTACATAGGGATGTAGAGTTGGTTAAGGAGTGTATGACACAAATTAACTATAAGGCACTACGTTATGACCCTAAAGATTACCTATTGGATGGACTAACACCTGTTTCCATGAATTATGGACATCCTGCCAACATTGATTTATCATCTATTGAGAAAATTAAATTTTAATACTTAAAACAAAACAAATGGCAGACGAACAAAATCTCCAAAATGGAGAAGACAACGAATCTCCTGAACAAAAGGCCGACAAGGAAACGAAAAAGTACCTCAAGGTAATGGAAACAGTTAAGGCTGTAGTAGGTGGTGAGAAAAACCTGAGACCTCAGAAAAAGGTTGATGGTGACACTACTGCTGATATTGTTGCCGAACTATTTGCCGAAGAACAGGAAGAACTAAGGGTCAAGGTAAAAACTGGCCTGAAAGAGCTTCTGAAGAAACATGTTGAATTGGAAGCTGAAGTAGCTAAGAAGGAAAAAGAGCTTAAGGACTTACAACTCCAAAAGAGGAAAGAGTTCACTAAAGCTGCTAACAACTGGCTACAACAGATTGACCAGCAACAGGTTATGGCAGAAAGTTACACAAAGGCACTTGAAACAGCTTTTTCTAAGGAGAAAGAGGCCGAGTAACACATTTTTTAACTTTTAAATTGTAACTTGATGCAAGTGGTTAACAACGAGCAGAAGTACAGGATATACTGGATGTATAATGATTCAGTATTTGCCGAACTCCTGAAAAGATCAGGATTCCCTCACGACAAAATTGAGGCAATGCAGGCAGTTCCCCTCAAAAAACAAATTGAGATGTGGAATGAATGGATGCCCCTAGATCAGGCAAGAAATAATGGTGTATCTCCTGATACAACATGGTGTTTCATTACTGATGGTGAGAAGGTTATTGCACGTTCACGTGTAACACGTTATCACACAGATCGTGATGACAGAGACAGGGCCAGGAAGTACTCCTTAGCAAAGGCATTGGTAACATTAGGGTTGTCCAAAGCAGAAAGGACAAAGTTCTGGGTAGCATATCTACAAAGAACAGTTATTGAACCAAAGGTAATGGCTCCATTAAGTGCTGTTGCCAAAGCAAGTTTGTAAGAAAAGGCCATCTTAGAGTGGCCTTTTAAAATCTATCTATGAAAAACTATACAGAAGAGGATGTAATTTGGACACTCGGAAGGAAGAGTGATGTCCGTATCCAAGGAAAACAAGTGCTGGTCATGAAGGGTTCAGCAGCCAAGAATGACATTGGGAATGGAAGTAAAGGAAAAATTGACTTCCTGTGCAGGCATAGGGGGTATACCTTAGTGTTTACCTCTAAGTTCTAACCCATAAAACTTCCCACATGAAAAAGCCCGTAGCTTCAAGCAAAGCAAATTCATCTATTGTAATGGTTATGAAGGATGGTAAGAGTATATATCATGTACGAAACCGTTTGATGACACAGGAAATAGAGATAACAGCTTGGGATTTAGCAAGAAGAAGGTACAGAAGGGCCATACGGATTTTCAGGGAATCTATTGATGAAATATTAAGGCAGAAATACAGTCCCATACCTGTATATAGGGACAGTTATGTGACTGATATTATGCTTGTAATACGTAATCATAAGGGTGAAAACGACTTGGCTCTTGAGATTTTTAATTTGATAAGCAGTAAAGATGGTAGTAAAGAAAAAAGCTCCTGTTGAACAGGAGGAACTCCCTTCATTATTTGAAGATGGGGATTATTTTGTGGCTCTCGTGAAAGTAAAAGGCAAGAGAGAACCAGTTAAGATCAGAGGTATTGTTGAAGAAGGGTATATAAGGGGTTTTGATTTATTCAACAATCAACATGGTGACGAAGTAGATTGTGATGAAAATGAACACTTCAGCTTTGTCATTCCTGTTGATGGTAGTACTCAGGCAGATTTGGATAGAGCAGGAATTGTAGAATTCTCTGTTCCAACAGATAAAAGGATTATCAAAGTTATTGAGAGTGATAAGCTCCCAAGAATTGCTGATAACGTTGCCAAAAAACGTAATGATGGGTCAATATCATTTGGCTGTGGAGCAATTGAATTTGAAAAAGAGGAAATTGCTGTATGGTTAGATGTATCAACTAAGTTACGCAAAATCAAAGGATGGGAAAAATTCAATGAAATGAATGAGAAAATCCTTGGTGAGATTAGTGTATGGGAGTTCAATGATATTGATCTGGATGACGTTAAGAAACTCATCGAAGAATAATTTACCTTAAAACAAACTTTATGATTAAGATTTTAGGTTTAGCCATGTTTTTGGTCATCGTATTAGATGGCTGGAGCAACAAATGGGCCATTATGAAGAGCATTGGTACTCTCTTCACAAATACATGGAAAAAAATCAGTGGTAAACTGTAAAGTACCGGGGTTGGCAGGGAAAGCCTGTTGGTTCGATCCAACCAACCCCCTAAATTTATTGTTATGTTTGACGAGATAAGCAAAGATGATATGAATGAACTTGAGAAAAAGTTCAAACAATTGATGGAAACTGGTAAAATGGGATCAGTTGAGAATTTATCACACCTACCTTTGGAGGAGAAAGAAAGGATTTCCAAAGAATTACTGAAGGAAGTGATGGAGAAATTGATGCGTAAATACCTGTCCTTAGGGTTGCTTGGTGAAGCAATATTAGGTGCTGAAGATGGATTTACTGGAAACAAGTATAAATTAATCTTTAAAGCAATGAGAAAGGATGACAAAGATGAACATTTTGACGGCAGATGAGTTTGAGAGAGCTCTTCTGTATGCAGCCAAAAAACACAGAGGTCAAAGGAGAAAGGGAGATGGTAGACCTTATATCATGCACCCTCTATCTGTGATGACCCGTATTCTCTCCATTAAGAAATCTAGTAATGCATTTCTTTTGGGTACTGCTGCTGTACTACATGACGTAGTAGAGGATTGTGGAGTATCCATTAAGAAGATTGCTAAGAAGTTTGGTTATCATGTTGCTGCACTTGTAGCTGAACTTACACTGGACAAAACCCAATATGAGAAGATTGGGAAAACTGAATATCTCTGTCAGGAAATGATGGGTATGTCTTCTTATGCCTTGGCTATCAAGTTATGTGATAGACTGGATAATGTATGTGATATGAAGGGAATGGATGATGAGTTTAAGGAACGTTACATGAAGGAAACAGCAACTATTATGCAGACCTTGTTTAAGAGGGAGAAGTTGACAAAAACACATCTGGCTTTGATGGAGATGATTGAAAAAGAGCTAATGAAATTTTATCATGAAAGAGACAACCATGTTGCTTGATAAAACAGGCAACCAAATTAACACCATCTACCCCTACCGGACAAAAGGAGGTTGGGCTTTTGATGATGAGGAAGTAGGTTTAAAGACTGAACCCTTTATTGCAGGTATCCCAGAAATCATTGATAGTATTGTTGGTAAAAGGGATAACTTTACAGCACATATCTCAGCATCTGTACTACCTAACTATACAGGACACCTGATAAAAGTGCCCCCAGAGGAAATGAATGATGACTATAAGGGGCCATCTACTGGTTGGTATATGTTAGAGGGTACAGAGATGATTGGCTGGTTGTGTCCTGCAACACTTAAGTACTTTAAGGATTATCCTGATTCTATCTACTTTAAAATTGAGTAATGAAAAAGAAGAAACAGGAGTCCAAAGAGGACAAGATTAAGCATGAAGAAGAGTATGTTGCATTTCTACGTAAAAGACTGGACAGTGATAATTATAAAAATAATGTCACACCAGAAGAATACGAAAAGACCAAACAGAAATATGACAAAGCTAAACTAAAATTAAAGTTCCTTAAAGAAAGCTAGTATGAAACCGAACAATGTTATAAAAAGGCTAAAAGCCAGAACAGATGAGTGGGAGGCAATGAAAGCATCAGATAGTAATTCTCCCAAGAAAAAAACAATTCATAAACCATCGGGTGGGGTTTTAGAATTTACAAGACCCGGCTCTTTAAAAAAGAAAGGATGATATACATTATTATCATTGCAGTTTGTCTGCTACTGTTAACAGTCTTTGCTGAAAAGGGTGAATTTGGTTGGGCTATGGTTACATTTGTAGCAGGAATAGCTATATGTACAGGTCTCAATAAAGCATTCACCTTCAAGCAATTATTCAGTTATATAAGTGATAACATAGGTATAATCATAGCTATGTTAATAGCTTATATAATGTGTGGTGTAGGCTGGTCTTTAATTAAATGGAAATGGTACTGTAGAGACTGGTATAATGACCTGAATAGACGTTATAGAGTAAGTGACGTTGCATATGTCCCTGACGTACAAGCATCTAATAATAAGGGACGTATAACAGGGTGGATGCTCTGGTGGCCCACATCATTTACTTGGTTTATACTACACGATCCTATAACCAAATTTTACAATTTTCTTTACAGAAATCTGACAACTATGTTTGATTCTATATCACTCGGTCAGAAAGAGAAGATTTTAAAGGAAAAAACCAAAAAATAATGAATATCATGCACTTCACCAAAATGGAATGGTGGGGTAACAAGAATTCAGATGGACTTGGACATGTCTGTGTAGGATTTAGTTCTGATGGTAAGACATATCTTACATTTGACATTAGAAAGGCCGGGGATGATCTATTCCCGGTCTTCTCTAAGTTCTGTGAGATAGGAGGAAGGTATGGACATTCAGAGAAAGCATACAAACATTACAGACATTTGTTTGATACACTGGATGGTTACTCTATTAATGAGATGATTGAGTGTGACTATGGTTTACTCAATGATCCAAAAACTTATAAATTTGTAAGATGATAAACATTTATTATATTTATCAGCTTTTTATTCATTGGTTTGCAGATTTTGTTCTACAAACTGATGAACAAGCTAAGAAGAAGTCCACATCAATTACTATGCTAACATATCATGTTTTAGTATACACATTAGTTTGGGCTGTAGCATCCTACTTTTATTTTCATGATGTAGGAAAATGCCTTATATTTGCAGGTATAACAGGTATATGTCATTGGATAACGGACTTTGTTACCTCAAGGGTACAAAAACCATTTTGGGATAAGAAGGATTATCATAATGGCTTTGTTTTAGTGGGTTTTGACCAAGTTTTACACTATATACAATTGGATATGACAATAAAATGGGTACAAAATTTAGTATTATGAAAAAGGTTGATATTGGAGAAAGAGTGGTAGTAGGTATCATTGTGTTGGCAATATTTGTGTTGATGGCCTTTGGTAAATGTAGTTGATTATGATATTAGCACAGGGTGTAGAAAAGAAAGTGGGCATCTGTGACATTGAGACAATGTTAGAGTTGTTTGATGTTGGTTGCTATGATCCAGATACAGGTGACTGGAAAGAATTTGAGGTTTCTGCATACAAAAATGAACTATATGAGTTCGTTAAATGGTATACATCTAAGCCTTGTGATTTTCTAGTCACCTTTAACGGGATAGGATTTGACCAACAGGTAATGCAATATGTGGTAGATGAACACCAGAAATGGTTTGATTTGACCAATTTAGAGGTATGTAAGAAGATTAGTGACTATGCTCAGAAAGTAATTGAGGATAGTAAATTTGGGTTACCTCACAAATATAAGGAGAAAGATTTCTCCATACCACCTTTGGATGTTTTTCGTGTCCATCACATGGATAATGAGGCTAAAAGGACATCCTTGAAATGGTGTGCATTTATGATGAATATGGATGTGGAGGAAATGCCCATCCATCACTTGAAGACTGATTTGACTAAGGAAGAGGTAGAGATGACCAGAATGTACAGACGTAATGACTGTATAGTTACTTATGGTGTATTGCTGGTTACTTTGGGTAGATTAGAAGAGGTTGAAAAACTAAACGGTGGTTATTCCCTAGATGAGTTGAAGGATTACAGGGGAAAAAACATGATTCAGGATAGATATGATGTATGGAGAGAGACTGGTCTGTGGTGTTTAAACTGGAGTGATGTTAAGATTGGTGAAGAGTGGAATAAACAAGATTATAAATGGGCAGAGAAAATAAAGGATGAGGATGAGAGAAATCTGCTCTTTAGTAAGAAGATAAAGCATCCTTATGGACAACGTTTCCATAAGTTCTTTCCTTCTACTATGGATTTCAAAACTGATAAGCTAAAGAAATTCTTCAAAGATGTTGGTAATCAGTTTGTTAAAGCTGAAAAACAGGAGTTCCAAATAACAATTGGACAGACTACATATACCATAGCTAAAGGTGGATTACACAGTACTGAGAAACACAGGATTGTAGAACCACCAGATGGTTATAATTATGATGACTTGGACGTTGGGAGTCAGTATCCCAATTCTATCTATAAGCTGAAGATATATGCACCTCACTTGACTATGACCATTATGGATCAGTTCAAGGGTAAGATTGAGAAGAGGTTGATATATAAATCTAAAGCAAAAGAACTTAAGGCTCTTGGTGAAGTCGAGGAAGCTCGTAAATACACCTCTGTACAAGACATGTTAAAATTATGTCTTAATGGTGGATACTATGGCAAATTAGGTCAGAAAGGTAGCTTCCTCGAATTCCCTGAGGGTTTGTTGAAGGTTTGTATGAGTAATCAGGTTGAGATTATGATGCTCATTGAGATGATGGAAGAGAGTGGATTTAGGGTATTATCAGGAAATACTGATGGTATTACTGTATTATATCCTCAAAGTAGAAGAGAAGAGTTTCTGCAAATCTGTAAGGATTGGGAAAACAAGGTTGGTAATCATGAGATGGGTAAATTGGAGGAAACCAAATTTGCTAAGGTATGGCAGGAATCCATCAATCACTACTTAGCTAAGAAGATTGATTTGGATGAGAAGGGTAACTTTAAAGGATATTCTGCTAAGAAGAAGGGACGTTTTGCTACTGAATTCTTACTTAATAAGAATAAATCTTCAAGGGTTATAAGTTTGGCAGTAGAAGCATACTTCATGCAAGGTGTTGATCCTGAACAATTTATCAGGAATCATAAGAAAATATTTGACTTTACCATAGCTAAAAAGGCATCTGGTGGAATGTATTATGAGGAGGAGTGGAAAGAGGGTGGAAAAGTTCAGATAAAGAGACACAAAAAGCTGGTTAGATACTTTATCTCTAAGAAAGGTACAGTATTGTGGAAGAGAGGTAAGAATTTTGAGGGTGATGATATGAATAATCAGTGTGAAGCCCCTAATGAGTTAGGACAACCTTTGGTTACCTACTTTAATAAGGCTTGGAAATCAGAGGATTATGGAATAGACTATGACCAGTATATCTATAAGACTCTGAGTAGAATTGATAAGATTGAAAAAACGAGGAAAGCTGCGTCTTTTGTACAAAAGGCACACGGAACTCAACAAATGAGTTTGTTTGGATGAGAAGAGTATTATTTTTAGATGTGGATGGTGTTTTAAATAGCCACATCATAGCAGAGGAATGGTCACAGAGACCGGGACATATTGGATATGGAGGTTGGTTTGACGAAACAGACACAGCTACTAAGGAGAATGTAAAGTGGGGACATATTAATGTAGAGAATCTACGTGAGATAGTCGAAACTACTAAGTGTGAGATTGTTATATCATCTGCTTGGAGGAAATCATTCTCTATGGAGAAGATGAAGGAAATGTTTGCTGTGTATGGTTGGGAAGATGTTCCCATTATTGATAAAACAAGTGTTCTAAAAGATAGAGGACTTGAGATTGATGCATGGTTAGCTGAAAATCCTGATGTAACTAATTATGTTATATTAGATGATATTGACCAGTTCACAGTAGAGCAGCAAAAGAACTTCATACATACAAACCCTGAGTGTGGTTTGTTACATGAAGATGTAAATAAGGCAATAGAAATTTTAACAGGTATATATGAAACAGATAGAGTTGACAACAAAACCCCAGTACGATCCTGAGGATGAGGAAGAAGATGATGAGTTAGAGTGGGGAGAAGATGAGGTAGTAAGGATAGAGAAAGAAGAAGAAAGAGAAGACAAATTTGAGGTTGATTTTCCTTACGTACCCGGAGACCCATTTTGGTAACCAATTTTTTAACCAATAAATCAGTATGCAACCAATTTTAAAGCCTCTAAGACCCGGTGGGAAACCCAGTGCCGTCTTAGGGGCTTCTTCGTTACTGTGGCACAGGATCAGTGAATATCAAATAGATGATCCAACGTCAGCACAGAAATTTTCTGATAGGTTAGCTAAAGAGCAACTATGGAGTAAAGATTACACCTTACGTGCTATTGAGGAGTATAAGCGTTTTATGTTCCTTGCTGTAGTAAGTAATAATCCTGTTACTCCATCTATCGAGGTAGATGAGGTGTGGCATTTACACATGTTATATACCAAAGATTATCAGGAATTTTGTACAATTCTGGGTAAATTCATCCATCATGGCCCCGGCAGAGGTGGCAAGGAGGATGATAAATTCGTTGATTGGTACTCACGTACCAAACTAACTTACTTTGTATGGTTTTCTGAAGAACCACCTGAAGACATTTGGCCCCCTTCAGCAGTACGTTTCAGACATGTACACTTTGCAAAGATTGATTTACTTACACATTGGGTAGTTCCTTCAGGAGATTGGAGAGGATTACTACAGTGTATGGGCCAGTTCATCAAATGGAAAATTAAAACTTTATGGCAACGACTTTAGTAATTATTGCTGTAGTTGGAGTAATTGGCATCCTGATCTATGCTTACAGGAGTGCTAGGAGAAAAGAAAGGGAACAGGAACAACAGAAACAGGAAGAGTACAGATTCCTATCACAGTCACGTACTGAAAGGTTGAAGGAAATCCGTAGAGAAATTGACAGGAGTAAATCAAGCAGGGACAAGGAAATAAGGAGAGATTCTAATACTTGTGGAGGCTATCATTCATCTAATAATGATCCTACATCACCACTATCTCCAACTCATCCAGCTTACATTCCTTTTGCAATTTGTGGTAGTGATCCTTCACCATCACATGATTCATCTCCGTCCTGTTCTTCACATCACTCATGTTCCTCATCACCATCCTGTAGTTCAGCACCATCTTGTGGATCATCTTCTTCATGTGGATCATCCTGTGGTAGTAGCTGTGGAGGAGGTGGAGGAGATTAAAACTAATTTATGGACATCTTATTTAAACTTCTTCTTGGACTGATTATCATCATGTTAGCTTATGACTTAATCAATGGAGATGACGATGATACTCCTACAGGTGATGTCAAAGGTAGTGGTGGTTATGAAATGAAATAACTATGGAAAAATCTATGATCTGTCTGACTAATCCTAAATATCCACACAATGTGGGAGCAGCTATACGTGCTTGTTCCTGTTGGGGTGTAGATAAGCTTGTATGGTCAGGAAACAGAGTTCCCCATCCTGAAGAATGGAAAGATGATGAGGAACTTGGGCAATACAGAATGCCTAGAGAAGAAAGAATGAAGGGTTATAAGAGTGTTGAGTTAATAAGGACTGACAAATTCAAAGACTTGATTGTGCAGGGAATAACTCCTGTAGCAATTGAGGTAATGGAGGAGGCAGAATGCTTATTTGACTTTGAACATCCAGAAAATGCAATGTATATCTTCGGCCCTGAAGATGGAGGTTTAACATCCACTATTCTCCAACATTGTCACAGATTTGTCACAATTCCTACAAAGCACTGTCTCAACCTATCATGTGCTATTAATGTAGTTATGGCACATCGTGCTCAACAAATCTATCAGAAAACAGGAAGTCGTTTATCTTTGGTTGAGGATAGAGGCTTCATAAACTAAAAGACATGGGATTTTTTAGCAGCAAACCCAAACAGACTGATGTAGAGTTACTTCAGGAAAGATCACGTAACGTACTCGGTGTGTTCACCAAAACGATGGAAGACTTGAAGACAGTAAATGCTGAAATTGAGACTGCCAAAACTGAGAAAAATCAGTTAATTAACCAATTAACTATTGAAACTCAGGCATTGGAAACAACAATGGCAAAGAATAGCTTAGTCATTGACAAAATTCAAAAAATACTGGAATGAGAGTTTTCGAAACCAAACAAGAGATTATAGAACATTGTGCCTCAACCAATACTGAAGAGTTTAATTTTAATAAGACCATAGAGGAAATAGCTGAATTTCAAGAGGTTATGACAAAATTAAAGACCAAACATCCTACCAATAGCTCTAAACCTAAGAAGGAAGAGCTAGTTAAGGAATTTGGTGACCTCATATATCGAGGAATAGTCTACCTGAAACAGCAGTTTCCTGAAATGAGCTTAATGGAGTTAATTGAAAAGGTTGAAGCTAGGATAGAGAAAAAACTATCCCACCTTGAAGAATGGAAGAAGGCTGACTTATATAAGTCTGGTCTTTAAGCCCGTTTTTAATCCAATACTTATTTAATCCGTACCCAACTTATTAAAAATTGTAAAATCAAACAAAATGTCAGAACAAGCACAACAGGCTAAACAGAAGGCCAAAGGAACCAAAGTAACAGAATTAATCATTGGAGCAGCTTCAAACAAAATGGTATCTGCCACTAAAGCATTGAATGATGCTGTGGCAAGTGCTGTGAAGTTAACAGAAACACTGGATGAAAATGCCCTGAAGATTGCAGATCAGGAAGAAAAGTTGCAAAACTTACAGCAAGAGTTCAACAACAAGAAAACACAGAACAAAATTGATCTGGATTTGGCTTACAAAGCTGACCAAAAAGAATTTGCTGATAAATACTTGACTACCAACAGTTTAGTAGCTGTTGACAGAAAAGAGTATGAAGAATTACAGCAGGAAATTGCAGAATGGGAAGAAAAATTCCAGGAAAAAGTAAATGCCGAGGTTGGTAAGGCAAATGGTATTGCTGCAAGCAGAATAGAACAAGAAAAGAAACTTGTTGAAGCACAGTATCAGGCTAAAGAAGCACAGAATTTGGCTAAAATCCAAAATCTGGAAGCACAATTGGCTTTTGTTACTCAACAAGCTAAGACATGGGAATCTCAACTGAACTCTGAAAGAGAAGCTTCTATTGAAAGAAGTAAAAATCAGTCAGCAGTAGTTAATGTTGCCGGTCAAAACGGAAGATAAAAAACTTAAGGGGTGAAATGCCCCTTCACATGCAGGGTTAAGGAGAGGTCAACCTTGGAAGGCTCATAACCTTCTGTCTTAGGACACGTCCAGTTCGATTCTGGCCCCTGCTTCTAAAATTTAATAATATGGCAAGAGAATATAATGGAGAAGATGTAACTGATGAATCATTCTTTGGTGATCTATTTACCATAGAGGAATGGAATGAGGCTATTGAAACCGGATGGATTACTAACTGGGATGGCTCAGGATACTGGGTAAAAGATGGTAAAGAAAGTGATGATGAGGTATTTAGTACACCTCAGGAGGATGCTACCCATATTGCTTGGTATAATAAGTAAACAATTAAAACTAATATTATGTTCAACGTATTTAAAAAGAAATCGACAATCTTCTGGATGACCTATGAGACACATAGAAACAAAGGTGACAGGAGAGAAATCTTCGAGGGAAAAAAGACTCTCCGAGACTTACACAACTGGGTTGAGGATCAACGTAATACGATCATGAAATCACATAATGTTTGGCAAGACAACAACATTATGGTTACTAACATCGGAATGATAAAGGAAAATTACTAACTATGGATGTTATTGTTAACAAATACCGGGTTCATATGTCTGAAAATGATGGCACTTTAAGAAAATCAAAGACTGTTATAGCTTCAACTGAACAAGAGGCCATTGAAAAAGTAAGACATGATGAATGGTGGTATGATGAAGGAAGAGGATATGACCACAAGTCTCTTAAGTGGCCTTTAACATTTAAAGCTGAGTTATGGAACAAATGACAAATTTGGAATGGATAGCAGCAGGTAATACCGGCTGTACATTTGCAACATTGTTTGCAAAGAAACCTGAACAGGTTGGGTGGCAACATCTTACTCATAATCAGTTTGAGAACTGGAGAGTTTCCTATGCTGATGCTTTAGTAATGTCTATAGAGTTTCCCTCTGACTGGAGAGCTAAAGATGTAAGAAAATGGGCTCTTGAACATGAGGAGGATAAACAACCAGTATTTTATGAAGAAGAGGTCAATGATGAATGTTTGGGTCTTCGTATAAGAATGTATAATCCCCGTGGATCAAGTGACAACAAAGAATCTGCTCCAGCATGGATTCAATACTTTGGGCCTGATAGTCATGCTGAGACACGTAAGACTCCTACTCCAATGCTTATGTTTACAAGGAAGGTAAATCCTGCGGGTTTCTTCAAACAGGTAGGATGGAGTGGTGTATTACATCTGGCACATGCATTTGCATCCCATATTACTGACAAAATGGCTGATACTTTATGGAAAAGAAGCTATGAACAGACTAAGAAAAAGTTGGGACATTCTCCAACAGATCATGAAGCTGCCAAGGTGACTTGGCTTAAAAAAGATTTACTATGAGTAATGTAGTTGATTCCATCCAGACAGTTGCCAATGCAACTTCAAGCCTGACAAATCTTATTAATAAAGGTTTCAGGATAAAGATGTTTTTCATCGTAGGAATTTGTACCTTTGTACTGGGACTAGGTTTAGGACTAACTGTAGGTGTCTACTATGGTTACAGAAAGTGGACAAGGAAGGTTGATGTTCTTATCGAACAGTCCAAACATTACTATAATAAAGATGTGGTTGATAAAGTGAAGGATAGGATAAAAAGTAAGTTATGACGTACAAAATCTACATTGAAGCATTAAATAATTTCCCTGTAGGGGATCATGGTGTTTCTGCATACCTTGGCTTTAAGGATAGAGGTACTGATATAATATTCTTTGAGGATATTGAGGATGTACCTACATCTAAGTGGAATATAATTGTAGCTGGTATAGAAACAACAAATAAGTATCTTGAAAGGTTGGGAATAGGCCCAAAAATGTCATTGAATATACCTTCCTGTATTGAGAAATATGCAGATAGGAAAATTATGCGTATGACTATGGGTGAATTTCGTAATCAATTAGATACACCATATTCTTATCCCTATTTCATCAAGCCGAATGGGAAAAGTAAGGAGTTCATTGGGGGTGTGATTAAGAGTGAGGAAGCTTTAGCTTTACACTTTAGAAATATCCCTGATGAATGTCCTATCTTGGTATCAGAAGTTGTTGATTTTATAACTGAATACAGATGTTATGTTTGTGAGGGTGAATTACTGGGTATCTACTGGTATTTAGGTGATTTCAGAGTATTTCCTGACGTTAAGGTAATAGATGAAGCTATTGCAGAATACACAAAAGCAGGTGCTCCTGCTGGTTATTCCATAGATTTTGGGGTAACAAATGATGGCAGAACACTCTTAGTTGAGTGTAATGATGGTTGGTCTTTGGGCAATTATGGACTTGAACCATCCAAGTATTGTCGTCTACTTGGTAGAAGATGGCATGAAATGATGAAACCGTTTTAAGATGACATATTTAATGCTTGAGGATAGAAGGGAGAGAACTCCCGAAGTAATAGCTAACTATATATACCCCGTAGAGTTACGTGCTATGTATAGAAAAGAACAATGGCAAATTGTCAGGAGCTATGATGAGTTTGTGGAATGGATTTTGAAGTATGGTTTACCTGATGTCATATCTTTTGACCATGATTTAGCTGATGAACATTATGCATTTGCAGGAAATTACAATGTCTTCAGGTATGAGACTGGTTATGATGCAGCTAAATGGTTGTGTAAGTACTGTAAAGATAATAACAAACCACTACCACAATGCTATGTTCATAGTATGAATCCTGTAGGTGCAGATAACATTCGTCACTATCTTGAAAACTTCAAAAAAGAAACAATGAGGAAGAATATTGAGATGAAATCACACGGATTAAAATGTGACAATCCTAAATGTGACTGGAAAAGTGAAGATATTAAAGTGGAGGACGCTGAAAAATACCTAAACACACCATGTCCTAAATGTGGAGAAAACATATTAACTGAAGAAGATTTTAAAAACCTACAGGCAGTTATAAAGACAGCCGATTTTATTAATTCTTTATCACCAGAAGAGATAGATGAATTTGCTAAAATCACTGGTTTCCCTATAACAACAGAAGGTAAAGGTGGTGGATTATTCAGTATGAGTGTTGAAACACACAAGGAAATTAAAATATCAGAAATCAAAAAGGTTGAAGATGAAGATACTGGTGATAGGTCAAGCACCCCCGGCACAGGAACAGGAACTACCATATGATACAACCATGATGTATGAGTGGTTGAATGAGATTGGCATTGATGAGAAACAGGCTCAAGACATGTTTGAGTGGGAAGCATTGTATGATAAATTTCCGGGATATAACTGGAAAGGAGATCATAATGTTCCTAGTAAGAGACAATGTGATGAGTACTGGGAAAAAGCACTCAAAGATAAGGTTAAGAATGCAGACAAAGTATGGTTGCTAGGTAAGGCTGCCCATGATTACTTCTTTTCAAAGAATGAGCAGTGGTCAGATAAGATGGAAGTTCTTGCAACAATACATCCATCAACCAGAAATAGGGCTCTCTACAGAAAAGACAAAGAGAGATTCCTTGAGTATTTAAAAAACTTTATAAACAGTTGACATGCAAGTAATTATCAGGAGTAAGAGAGATGGGGTAACCATAAGGTACACTGTAGAGGATGATCCTACTCCGGGTACATTAGGTAGCCATCAACTGTTACTTGAAGCATATCGTCTACTGGAGAAGTCACTGCATTTTGAACAACTATTGTTCAATACATACTTTCTTCGTAAGATGAAAAGTAAACATAAAAAACTGCATTGTGTTTACTGTGGTAGAAAAAACTTACGTATCTACCATTGGAAAGAGTTTGCAGGAAAGAAAGATAATATGGCAACAGCAGATCATTTTATACCTAAATCCTTGAATCCCAAGGAATTTGCTATGAATGAAGATAATCTGAGGGTTGCTTGTCACAGGTGCAACAATAAGAAGGCAAATTATTACTGGGATGAAAAATTCCCATACCCTAAATGAAAACAAAATGAAGAGGAAAGTTGTTAGTGTCTATGAAGTTACAGACTACAAGACAGGAAAAAGAGAAAGAGTATTTATTAATGCACAGGGACAGGAAGGTGCTAAGTTCATAGCATCTCAATATCCACGTTTTACCAAATTTGTTTTGGAAGGATTCGAAATTGATGGTAACTTTGTTGAATTAAAAACCAAAAGATGATTTCACTGGATGTATATAAGAAAGTATTAGATAATGGATTGTTACTAGATCATTATATGGTACTGTGCAATCTCAGAGATGGTGTAGAATTACCCAAAAGCAGGAGAATTGATGGTTTCATTAATCTTCTGAATAAGAAGGGATACATCGAGGATGGAGCTTTGACACAGAAGGCATTTGAGATTATTGATTTACATCCCGTTATAATCCTTAATAAAGGAGAAGTCGAGACACCTAAGTTTGACTTTGGTGGATGGGCCAGTCAATTACATGAAAAATGTAAACAGAAGATTATAGAACTGACTGGTAAACAACAGATTATATCTAAGATCAAGTCTACTGACAAAAAAGGATACCGTTTTATTGATGGTGTTAGTGATTTCTCTACACGTTTGTTTACGTGTATTCAGAAATATAAATTGAAGGATATGGATATGATTGAGAAGGTAATTCTTAATCACATCGATACATGTCACTCAACTAATAACTGGTTTCCACTTATGAAATATTATATACATAAGCTAGGAGAGGGAAGTCCTATGGTGACAGATATTGAGAATGGAATTGAAACTGCTAGTGCAGCAGGGAAAAGTGCACAGAAGTTTGTTTAATGGCAAGGTTTAGAAGTATGAAGGAGGTCATTGATGAGACCTTAGAGTATATTGTAGCCAGAAAAGAAGGAAGAATAAAATCACTTCGTACAGGTTATAAGAAGCTTGATAGGTCTATGATTGATGGCATTGAGTGGAATAGTACCCTAACCATAGGTGGTAGACCATCTGTGGGTAAATCTGCATACTCCGACTGTATTGTTGAGGGGTGCTTTGCCAATAATTTAGGGGAGGATGGTTATCCAGATTTTGAAGTACTGGACTTTAACTGGGAGTTATCTGCACGTGTAATGTTATTACGTAGGCTGTCAGCAGCATTAAAGAAAACATACAAGGAGATTATCTCAGCAGGTGGGGAACAGTTAAGTGATGAGGATATGCAAAATATCATAGATGTTCTGATGGAAAAGTATGGACATTTACCAGTTACGTTCTGTGAAGAACCTTTGACTGTTAGAGAGTTTGTTGATACTGTTAGAAGATTCCGTGATGGAGTTGCTAAAAGGGGTAAGAAAGGATTGTTGGTTAGAGTTGACCACACTTTACTTACCAGAATGTCTGCGTCTGAGGGAAGTCAGGTACAAATGCTTTTGAATCTATTGATGGAGAGTAACTCTGTTAAGAAAGAGGAGTTTCCCATCATATTCATGTTTCTTACTCAAATCAACAGAGAAATTGAGGAGAGACAGGAAGATGGTACTGATAGATCATTCCCAAGACAAGGAGATGTATATGGAGGTGATGCCTCAGCTATGTTTAGTGAGACAATTCTACTACTAAATAAACCATCAAAATATGGTATAAATTTCTATGGAAACAGAGGGACTGGCATGGTTGTTGAACCCAATGATCTGTTTGCCCACATGGTTAAAAATAGAAATGCTGAGGGTGATCTAATATTACATTATAAAGAGAATTTTAAACACATGTCAATTAAGGAGGTGTAACATGATGGATGATGCAGTTGAGGTTTTTGCTGAGATAGTCTCAGAAGGTCTGACTACTGAAAACAAAGGCTGTATCAGATTTGTCATTGCTGTAGTAGTGGCAGTTATACTGGGCCTATTGATTTACAAGTTAGTTTGATGAAAAAGGAAGAGCTGTTTGAAAAATTGAAGGATTTAGGGATTGAAACAAAAAATGCGTTTCCCAAATCCTCATTTATCTACAACAAAGATGTTCACATCGGGTTGTATGAAAGAGAGATGAAAGATGATTTTTACTTCGTCAATAAGTATGACGGAAAGATTTACAGGTGGAATCATGATTTAGAGTCGTATGATTACGACGATAATACTGAAAAGTATATGATACCATTAAGTAGATGTAAGTTGGTTTGGGAAGACAAACCATTTGTTGAAAAGCCTGATAAACCATTTAAGGAGATGACTTTAAGAGAATATGCATGTATTCACCTACAAGTCCCTGATAGTGGATTGGAGTGGCTTGACAATCTTATTTCAAAGAATTAAAAAAAGAAAAAACCCATGACGAAAGAAGAATGGGTTAGAGTAAGAGAAGAACCACATATCCCTTTGGGTGTGTGGTTTTCTTATTATAAGGAAAATGGAGGGACTATTGATGATCCTATTGAATTTGAGAAAAAGTTCAATGAGGTTGTCAGTAGTCCCTTTGTTACCTATAGTGAGTTATACAATACTCTTATGCACATAACCCCACAGTCAGCAAAGGCACGGTTGTTTAATTATTATGACTCAATTTATGACATATGAGACATGACAAATATGAAAGACGATATAAGGAATTTATTCGTCTTGACAAAGAGTTGGATGAGGTATGGCAGAAACAGAGACAATTACCTCTGATACCTTATGATAAACCTATCCAGAATGGCTGGACAATGGGTTATGAGTTGAGAAGTGACATTGCCAGAAGAGATGATGCTAAATGGATTCAGATGGCATTAGACACTGGTTATAAGCCTCAGTACCTGAGAAGTGTTAAACATGTACGCATGATAAGGGCTGGTCACAAAGGTTACTACGAAACCAACTATAAAGGTAAAAAATATTGGGTATCATTTGGCCCTGCTATTGTATGGCTTAAGAAAGAACAGTATGAGAAATTACATCCTGCTGTAAAGAAATACTTCTATAAGCCTATATGGGGATGGTGGGAATATCCCAACCATAGAAATCACTATAAGATTGAAATACCTCAATTTTGGCTTACTGTGAAGGTACGTCCTCATTATTTAACCCATTATCGAAACATTGATCCCAACTTACAGAGTAGGGAAAGATGGTTGAGAGATAAGTTAGATAGCTACTATAGAGAATTTGCACGTAGTTATCATAAATCTTATCCTGCATATAAGGATAGGGCTAAAGTAAGAACAGCCATCAAGAACTTTATGATAGGAGCTACGGAAGATATTCCTATTGAAAAAATCCCATTAGAGTACGATTTTTAATTACCTTTGTATGAGTAAAGAATTATTTAAAGAGAAAGCATATAAAATGTTGTACCAAAAGTACAAGAGCTTATATGAAACCATATACTTCAGAGCATCAAATGCTAAAGAATATGGACAAAAAGATGACCAATTAAAGGTCATTGAGACGATCATCGAGAAAGATAAGTATCCACATATTGGAATACAGAGTGAGTCCGACAGAAAAATTATTGAAATGTTGGAGTATCTTCTTGATGATAACCAAGTTGTTAAATGATGTTGACGTTAAGAAAATACCAAGAGTTAGCTGTAGAGGCAGGATATAAATCCCTCAAACACTCAAAAAGTAATGAGGTAATTGTGGCTCCAACGGCTTCAGGAAAATCAGTGATAATCAGTGAATTATGTCATCGTTTAGACGAACCTACACTGATTCTCCAACCTACCAAGGAAATATTAGAGCAGAATTACAGTAAACTGGTAAATAACTATGGTGTCTTAGACATCGGTATATACTCTGCCTCCATGAACAGAAAGGATGTCGGCAAATTTACCTATGCTACGATTGGAAGTATATACAAGAAACCGGAACTGTTTAAACATTTTAAGTACGTATTAGTTGATGAGTGTCACTTGGTAAACCCTCAGGGTTTTGGTATGTATAAAACATTCTTCCAAGGAATCGGAAATCCCAAGGTATTGGGCTTGACTGCAACACCCTATAGGTTGTGTCAGAAGTATTTCCGTGATAAGGGGGATATGTATTATACGTCTATGCTACAGGTACTGAACAGGATACCACCTTTTTTCTTCAAATCTTTTGCGTTTAAAATAACGAATAAAAGACTGTTTGATGAGGGTTATCTTGCTCCCATTGATTATGTATATCCCGAAAAAGGGATGGATTTGAGTAGTCTGAAGCTCAACACGACTGGTGCTGACTTTGATGAGGCTACTATGGAGAAGTTTATCAATTCTCCTTCAAATATAACAAATCTGGTGGAAGCTATAGTTCAGGAAGACCACAGACTACGTAATAACCTGATCTTTTGTAGTTCCATAAAACATGCAACATTATCTGCTGAGATGTTAGCTGGAATGGGCTATGATTGTGAGGTATTAACTGGTAAAGACAGTTCAGAAAGGAGAACTCAGGTTCTGACAGATTTTAAAAGTGGCAAGATAAAAAGACTTCTTAACGTAGGAGTTCTCACAACGGGGTTTGACATGCCCACTTTATATGGGGTTACTTTGGCACGTCCTACCTTAAGTTTGGCACTCTACTATCAAATAGTAGGAAGGATGATTAGGTTAGACCCAGATAACCCCAATAAGGTTGGGACATTCTTGGACATAACCAACGCTTCAAAAAGAATGGGCAGAATTGAAACTATCCGTCTTACTAAAGAGGATGGTGGATATAAGGATCAGGTAGAAACAGAAGTTGGTGTCCTGTCCGGTATGCCATTATTCACTTTCCAAATTACCAACAAAGAAAAGTTGTCACGATTAAACAAATAAAGATGGAAACAACTGTAAAGAAACCCCCATTCGTGACTGAATTTGGGGGTTCAGCCATTATAGAAAGAGGAGAATGGCTTTATTGCATTGAGAAAAATGTTCAAATCCTAACATCAGCACTTACTGAGGCTATGAGTCTTGTAAACAAAAAACCTGTTTTACAGAAGTTTACAGTAGGTATACAGATAAAAGGAAATGAACATGTATTCTTATGGAGAGATGAATACAATATCCATATTGGATGTCTCAACGAACCAAAAATCGTTTTTAACAAAAAGTATCAGCAATTAATCAAACATTTAAATAGTAAATAATGTCAACACCAAACAAAGTGGCAGTAGTGCCTACAGGAAAAGCTACGAAAAAGAGTAAGTCAAAAATTGACGATGCTGATGCATACCTCAAACAAAAGTTGGTTGAGGTAGTCGGTAGTGATAAAAGTTATCATGATATTTTATCCTACATCAAGAATGAGATTACCGAGAGTACACGTATCATCTCATTCAATTACAAAATCAAATGCTTCCTTGAAGATGGTGCTTATGCACTTAGCAGGGCAGTTGAGGAAATTCATGGTTTTACCACACAACAGGACAGAAAAGGCCCATCTGGTAATAACCCTCCTCAAATGATTGACGTGCGTTTTGCTGATGGTACTCGTGAGAAAGTTCCATTTGGTAAAATTTCCTTACCAGCCATTGGTGAAGGAGCACACGTTGATATGCAGTATGATGATAAATCTCAGTTACTACTGTTGAATGGACAGTGTGAAAAGAGATTTGTTCGTTTGATGGACGAAATTGTGGAAGAAACCACAAGACTGGTCAGAGAGGATTCTATCTACCGGGGTAAGGCAATCAAGATTGTTGATGAGAAGTCATCACCTTCATTCATTGATTTGTCTACGATAGATCAAACTCCTCTGTTCCTTACACCTGATGCAGTGTTTGCTACACAGCCTATTGAGGCACGTATTGAACACACTGACAGATGTAAGAAAAATGGCATTGACCTGAAATTCGGTGTGTTATTGGAAGGTAATTATGGTACTGGTAAGACCCTCTACGCCTTTAAGTTGGCACTGAAAGCCATCAACAACGGTTGGTCATTTATCTATTGCCCAAATCCGGAGAAAGCACTTTACGTATTGGAAGTAGCAGCAATGTTATCCAAAAATGGTAAAGGTGTGGTAATCTTCTTGGAAGATATAGATAAAGTCCTGAATGAGAGAAATTCCGTGACAAACGAGATTTCCCTTATGATGGATGGTGGTGAGACCAAACATATGAACATCATCACAATTCTTACCACCAATCACTTGGAGAGAATTGATCCTACCTTCATAAGAGGTAAAAGGATTGGTTCAATTGTTACCTTGTCATATCCTGACAAAGCAACTGCCAAGAAAATGATTGAGAGGTATTTGGTAGATGAATTTGGCAACAGTCTTCTGGAGGAAGATTGTGAAGATGCTGCAATGGAAATTGAGAAACACAAAATCGTTCCAGCATTTATTGCCGAGATTCTTGACAGAGTTAAATCACATCTGATCTATTCAGGTAGGACAACTGTAAACTGTCTGGACATCATTAACTCCATTAAGTCCTACAAAAAACAAATGGAGATAGCAACAGTTAAGGTTGGTCAGGAATCAATCGATGAACTGTTTGTTAGATCATTCAAAACTATGGTTAATGCTCCAGAAGTGGACATGACTAAGTTACGTGAAATGATGGGTGAAGTTCTTGCTGAAAGAGGCTTCTAATTATTGAGAGGGAGAGAAATCTCCCTCTTTTTATCCTTTAAATGATTTGTATGAGTTTGAAACAACAAATTATGGAGAAATTATTCGCAGAAAAACCACTGACGAATGAGGAGATTCTCCATATTGGTAGTCGTCTAAGGGACGATGACGAAGAAGTAAAAGAGGAAGGAGTAAAGAAAAGTAGAAAAAAGAAATCAACCCTTCCTGCCTTCAACCATGATGAGAAGGAAAGTCTACAAAAAGCATGTGGCTTGACAGACAGTGATTTCGATCACATTAACAAATTACTCCGTTCAGAGGTTATGGACAGGAAAGATGAGTTGAGTTGTGATAGTAAGGTCATAGAGGTATATGAGAAAATTGCTTTGGCAAAACCTCAGAATATCCGGTTATTGATGTTCCAGTATGTGAGAATGAAACATAGACTGGAGAAGGGTGATGGAGGAATTGGCATAAAAATTGGTGGTAATGGTGGAAGCCTTGGAGATTTCCTTGACTTTCTGAGGAGAGGTGGACACTAATAAAACTAAAATAAATGTCCAAGAAAAAGAGGAAAATTGAAAAATATTCCTTACCTTTGTATACCAAAGTTGATAAAAAAGGGGTGGTTAAAACCCCTTTTCTTATCTTCAAAGGGCCAGTCTTCAGTCCAAAACTGAAGAAGAATGTTGTTGAAATGCTATGGCATTGGAACAACTGATGATGTGAAATTTTAATTTATATATGAGTGTAAAGAGTATTGTAAAAGAAGAACCCACTAAAGTTGGGGAGAATAGGAGAACAGATTTCGGAAAGGTGCTTGTTATTGGGCCTTCTGGGTATGGAAAATCTTACTTAGCTAAAACAGCTAATCCAGAGACGACTGGATATATAAACGTTGAGAGGAAACCCCTTCCTTACAAAGGAGGATTCAAATTCACTGGCCGTCCTAAAACATGGAACGGATTCTTAAGGAATCTGGAAGACTACGGCAAGAATCCTGAAGTTGTAGCAATCATAATTGACTCACAATCAATGGCTTTTGATATGCTTCACAAAGAAATGAAACAGGCTTATAAAGGCTTTGAGATATATGGTAAATATAACTCAGAGTTAACCCGTTACTTTGATTTGATGAAGGATATTGAGAAGGATATTATTGTGGTTAGTCATGATGAAACTGTTGTTGAAACAGGATTCAAGAAAAGAACTGCAAAGGTTCATGGTAAAGAATTTGAAGGACGTGTTGAGGCACAATACACAACTGTATTGTTTGCTGATAAACGTTTAAGGGATGGTAAACCAGATCATTTTCTGAGAACATTTCAGGAAGATACTTCAACAAAAGTACCTGAGGGAATGTTTGGTGATGAAATGGAAATTCCTAACTCAGCAGAGTATATTTTTAAGGCACTGGAAGCCTACTATAGTTAATAAGAAGAATTAAAATTTGCATAAGAACATGGCATTTAAGGGAAAAGCAAAGGAAAAGAGTAAAGAATTCACAAAGGATTTGTTTGTTGGATTTTCAAAAGTAAGAGTGGTGGCACTCAATCCTACAAGGGCTGAATTGAGTAAGCTTTTTGGTAAGAGTGAGGATGAAGAAGAAAAAGAAGAGTTTAAGTATTTGGATGAAGATAAAGACGGAAACAGACGTTTGAGATTGGCATTCTGGCTCTATGACGAAGATAATGATAAATACTTCGTCCAAAATCTTTCTTTAGTTGATGAAGAGAGAAAGAACAAGGAAGGAAATAAAGTACAAATCATCAACTCTACATGTGGTACATCTTGGGTTCCTTATAAAGAGGATGCTAAAGGTAATATCACAGATGAAGTTGAGGAAGGTTTGATACAGGATTGGTTCATTCAGTTCACTGACAAGACTAAACAATTTCTTGGTAAGAAGAAATGGAAGAAAGCAATCAGAGGTGAAGAAGAGTTAGGTATATTCCTTAGAGCATGGTTAAACATGCAGTGGAATGATCCTGATACAGAAGTACTGGTTGATACTAAGAAACTGTTCCAAGAGAATTTGAAGGATTTCAAATCCATGATTGGTAATGAAGAATTTACAAATGAATTCGTTATCTTGACTGGTGTAAGAACATCTGATGAAGATTCTACTAAGAAATATCAGGAGATTTTTAAGAAAGGTTACCTACCACAAGGATTCATGATGTATATTAAAGCTGGCAATAAAATGTCAAATGAGTATACTAAAGGAGTCTGGAAGAAATTCACTGATAGTTTGAAGGGAGACTATGGATTTTCATGTTTCCACAAACTGAAACCTTTAGAGAAATATAATGAGAAGGAAGACCCTGTTGGTTCAAACGCAGGTAAACCTGAAGTTCCTATTTCTCAAGAGGACAATGAATACTAAAATAGTACAGGTTAATAAATACGGGGCTGCATTTCTATGCTGGCCCCTTTTTTGTCCCTATAGTTCAATGGAAGAACAACAGATTTCTAATCTGTATATGGTGGTTCGACTCCACCTAGGGATTCTAATATATTATTATGATTAAGGGTAAGACAAACAGCAGACTAACAAGGGAGAATATCTTATCTAAAATTACTACTTATGATATATACAGGTATTACCAAGGCCCATTTAAGCTAAATACAGTTCTAGTTAATAGACATAGGGGTGAGAAAGACCCTTCCCTGATAATTGGTAACAAACTATCTGATACTCTGACACATAAGGATTTTGGTGATAGAGCATGGAGAGGTGACTGTTTTGCTTTTGTACAGCAGATATTCTCCTGTGACTTCAGAATGGCACTATCCATAATCAATAGAGACTTTAATCTGGGATTAGATGGAACTCCTATTACAGAGGGTAAGAAGATAATTACATGGACTACACCAGATATAGTGGTAAAACATCCACCTCTTATACAAATAGTCACACGTCCCTTAACTAAAGAAGAGTGGGATTATTGGGGCTGTTATCATCAGGGTGAGGAAGATATTACCAGAGAACATATATATGCACCAAGACAGATATGGAGAAATAAGAGAAGGATGTCTCTTGGAGACATGATGACATTCTGTTATTATTATCCCGATCTGGATAAGTGGAAAATATATAGACCTCGTGCTCCTAAGAGAAGTAAAGATACACCTCCTAATATGTGGAAGTGGGATACTAATCTACCTTTCAACTATGTGGAGAATATAGAAGCTGTAAGGAACGCAAAACTTGGAGTTTTAGGTAAGAGTAAAAAGGATAGAATGGTTCTAAGAAAAGCACTGGAGATAGAGAGTATAGCCAGTGTACAAGCTGAAGACCCATCCTGTATGACAGAAGAGGCTCTGGAAATATTTGATACATGCCAGAGAAAATTAGCTGTCAGTGATAATGATAAGAAGGGTAAGGATTTCAGTTGGTGGTTAACTGAGAATCATGGATTTAGACATTGTAACGTACCTGATAAGTATATAGCAGAGAACTGTACAGATTTTGCTGATCTGTCCTGTGTATATGATTTAGATAAAGTTACACAACATTTCAAAAGAAAAAGATTTATCTAATGGAAACTAAAATCGAAAGAGAAAGAAAGTGGTTACTCAAAAGAGTGCCGGATGAGGCATATAATCACACGACAATGGATATAACTCAACTCTATACTGAAGATGGCTGGAGATATAGGGAAACTGTACCTATATCAGATACTACAGAGCCTACCTATGAAAAATTAAAGAAAATTTCTGTAGGTAGAGGTATTAATCAGGAGGTTAATATACAGAAGATCACAAGAGATGAATTTCTTGAAATTTATGAACAAGAGAACGTTAAAGGTGTTAGAAAGTACAGACATGTTGTAGATGGTCATATACATACATACGAATTTGACGATTTCATTTCTTGTAATTTAGCTATACTTGAGGTAGAAGACGTGGATATGGATGATACCATAGTTTTTCCAGACTGGGTTGAAAAAGAGATCATTATGGAAGTTACAGGTAATCCACTATTTAGTAACGCAAATCTGGCAATAGATGCAAAAGAATTATGAAATTATTAAAGATGAGAAACTTCTTAGGGATTTTATCAACTGGCTACCAGATACTGAGGCTCATGAGCAGTACTATGTCTGTCTATTTGCCAGAAATAAATATTGCAAAGATATTAGTCACATCAAGAGTGACAAAGCTCAACTCAAAAGGTTTACGTCAACCAAAGAGAGGTTATTTGACAAAATTAGGCAATTGGAGTGCCCGATTGGTTCGTACAAACAGTACAAGACGGGGAAAGGGGAAACTATCGACATCCCACAAGAAGCATTAGCATTATATATTACTCCAACTCCAAGAGATTTGTGGGGTGCAACATTTGAATCACTAAGTAAGCTGGTTCAATGCATTAAAGATACCAATAAGAATATGAATCCTCAGGCTGAGGTCATGAGTGAGATTCAGAAATCTAAGGGTAAAACTAGGTATGCTCATTTTGATTTGGATAGTGATGATCCTATCAAACTAAGTCAGGAAATAATTGATGTAACAAAGTATGTAAATAGGGAAGCTTTGACCTTGGTGAAAACCAGAGGTGGAGTTCACGTACTCATTGATCCTAAGAAAGTTACACAGGACTACAGACATACTTGGTATCAGAAAATTTCCAATATATCTTCATCTGACCAAGCTGGTGACATGATGTTACCTGTTATTGGTTGTACACAGGGCAATTACATTCCTCACTTTATAAATCCATTTAACAATGAGAGTATTCCAGCTTAAAGCTTCCCCAGTAAGAATGAGTCAGCATCATTTCTTTAATACTCATTCTCACACGATGAAAGGTCATCAACAACCAATCAGAACCAGAGTTTCTCCATTAGAGTATAAGAAAAGTCTTATGGAGATGTCACTGGAAGAGTTAAACAATTGTTTAATAAAGAAACCCCGAAAAAGATGAAGAAATTTAAATTGGTAGGTACACATGGACGGTGGATTACCGGCTTCTATATGGGAGTACAAATTGTACCTTCTGTAACTATTGATTACGATGGAATTAATATATTTGCAGGAGAGAGACCTACTCTTGTAAATAGTACAGATTTAATGCTTATCTATCATGATGAGAGTGGTTGTATTTGGACAGAAAAAATTGACGCAGGAGATCAAATTGAATTTTTATGATTAAAAGAGACGGTAGAGTTACCCCAGAAAATATTACCGAATTAAAGAAAGGACAAGTATTTGTATTCGGAAGTAATGAGAGTGGTATACATGGAGCAGGTGCTGCTCTAACAGCTAAAGAAAAGTTTGGTGCAGAAATGGGTAAAGGATATGGGCCTACAGGCCAATGTTTTGCCATACCAACCAAGTCGTGGGATATTAAGGGTATATTACCTATTCCTGTATTGGAGTGTTATATTGCACGTTTTACAGAGTATGCTATGATGCACCCTGAGAAAACATTCCTTGTAACTAAAATAGGTTGTGGATTAGCAGGTTATGAACCTAAGGACATTGCTCCAATATTTAGTGATTGTACTCATTTAAATAACATTCACTTACCAGAAGAGTTCTGGGATATTCTTAATGTAGTTACTAAAGAGGAGATGTATGACAGACTTAAAATCGACCATGACAACCCAAAAAATGAACTTTCAAACGTTTGAGAAACCTTTGGGAGGATGGGCACAGAAAATGAAGCCCTTTATTGAGAGTAAGGAAATGTGGGATTTATATCAGAAGATCAAGGCTGATGCCAAAACTGATATGATTGTACCCAGAAGTACTGAGACTTTTAGGGCATTTGCTACATGTGCACCACATGAAGTAAAAGTAATATTCTTTCTACAAGACCCTTATCCAAGGCTGTATAAGAATGGTACACCACAGGCTTGTGGGATAGCTATGGATTGCAGGAATAGTCCTGATGGTAAAATCCAGCCATCCTTAGATTTGTGGTACGATGCCATAGATAGGTACTTGGAGAAAAACTGGGTAACTATGAAGGGGTATGAAAGGGAGACATATCCATACAAATGTGAGAGAAGTCCAAATTTGGATTATCTTCATCATCAGGGTGTTATGTTACTAAATACAGATTTGACCTGTAAAATGGGTAAAACCAGCAGTCATGAGGGATATTGGAAGGAATTCTATAAGTATCTTTTAACTGAGGCTATGTATACCAACACAGGAACTATCTATGTATTGTGTGGAAAAACATCCCATAGTATGGAACAATTTATCAATCCACTGGGTAATTATATCTTTAAGCTGGAACATCCTATGGCTGCTGGTCATAGAGGTGATAACATCTGGAGAGATGAGGATATTTTTGCCAAAATAAATAAAATTCTGGAGGATAACAATGGAAAAGGAGCAAGAATCTGGTGGGACAAAAAAGACTGGGACTTCTACTCAGAACCACCTTTCTAAAGATGAAAGATTTGACGATATAATTCGTCGAAGGGAAATAATAATCAAAGAGATGGAAGAACTTAATAAGCTGGAAATCAATGCAGAAGTGCTTGATAAAAAGTTGGAGTGTCTTGGTAAAATAGTAGCCCTTCGTGGAGAGGCTATTGAATTAAAATCAGAATTTAAAAAGAGAGCTGTTGTTCCATTTGAAGATGTAGAATGGAAAGATAAGTTTCAGGAAATAAAACAGGCAGGTCAGATAGATATTGAACTGTACTCAGATATTGAGAAACTTATTATCCATTGGAATAATGATGGAACTAAGACAGCAGGTTGTTTAACAAGAAGAATTTTTCAGTTGTTAAATGATAAAGGAATATGAACAAGAGAGAAAGACTGGAAAATGGGGAGAGCCTGATAACCAGTGAGAAGGGAAATAGTATGACCCCCTTAATTAAAAGTGGTCAGAAACATAAATTGGAGCCTTGTAAGTATGAGGATGTTGAGGTGGGAGATATTGTGTACTGTAAAGTAGCAGGAAGATATTTTACCCACCTAGTAACAGCCAAAAATGAATCAAGAGGACTCCAGATTTCTAACAATCATGGTCATGTAAACGGATGGACTAAAAAGGTCTATGGGAAAGTGACAGAAGTATATAGTGAGTAATGGATTATTTTAGTAGTGATTGGCATTTAGGACATGCCAATATCTTAAAGTTTGATAAGAGAGACTTTAAGAATGTACAAGAGATGGATGATTATATCATCAAGATGGCTACCAGAACATTAAAGACTGGTGATAATTTCTATTATCATGGGGACTGGGCATTATGTCCACTACCTAAAGCAGAGGGTTATATGGCAGCTTTAGCATCAACTGGAGCTAACTTATTCTTTATCAAGGGAAATCATGATAAGAAGGATAACATATCACTGTTTAAGAAGTATGGTACATTTCTGGGAGAACAGAAGACTATTAACTTTAGGTTAAATGGTCAGGACTATCCTACTGTACTAAACCATTATGCAATGAGAGTATGGGATCGTTCTCATCATGGAGCATACCATTTATATGGTCACTCTCATGATGGATTGGATAAGAATGGTGAAGTATGGGGCAGAAGTATGGATTGTGGTATTATGAGTGCTTTGAGAGTAAAAGGAGAATATTCCCTATTTACATTTGAGGATATTCATAATATACTTAGTAAAAGACAAATTAAAGTAATAGACCATCATGGTCTAAAGGAGAGGGGTTACACAAAATGAGAGTGGTGCATATAAGTGATACTCACGCAAAACATAGGATTTTAAAAGTGCCTGAATGTGATGTGGTTTCCTTTACTGGGGATATGGGGACAAGAACTAACTTGTCAGAACTCAATGAATTTCTCATATGGTTTGAGAAATTACCAGCTAAAGTAAAAATCTTCATAGCAGGGAATCATGACATATGTTTGGATAAAAAGTGGGTACAAAAGGAGAAGAATGAGGGCTATATTCAAGGAATGTTAGCCAGTCAACACTGGCATGATGCCAGAGATTTGATTGCTCAATTTGACGTTAAGTATTTGGAAAACACAGATTATGTTTATGAGGGAGTGAAGTTCTATGGTTCACCATATTCTCCATCCTTTCATAGAAGCAGGTGGGTATTCAATGCTGATAGGGGTCAGGAAATCAAGACTATCTGGGGACGTATCCCTGATGATACTAATGTATTACTGACACATTCTCCAGCATTCGGAATATTAGATGAGGTTCCATTACAGGGACGTACAGATTGGCATAAGGATGGACATGTAGGTTGTGAGGATTTGATGGAAGTTATCCAGAAAAGGTTGACACAACTGAAATTGCACTGTTTTGGTCATATTCATGACAATGCAGGTATTTTGATTAAGAAGGTTACAAAAACGAGGCAAGTAATATTTTCTAATGGTGCTTGTGTTAATAATCAATATCAACCAGTTATTACCAAGCCGTTTATTATTGAGATATGATGGAACAGATGGAATTACCTATCCTTTACAAGTACACAAGTAAAGGACAGGCCCAACAGTGGCAAATAGTTACTATGGATGATGCTTTCTATACAATAGAAGGTATTGTTGGTGGCAAGTTAACACAGTCATTACCAACATATTGTGTTGGAAAGAATGTTGGGAAAAAGAATGAGACAACACCTGTACAACAGGCCCAGAAAGAAGCTAAAGCTAAATGGCAGAAGAAAAAGGACAGTGGTTATAATGAGGTTTTGACAGATGAAAAACCTTTCTTTGAACCAATGTTAGCAGAGAATTTGGAAGATAGGAAAGACTTACTCTTTACTGTTCCAACCTTTGTTCAGCCAAAATTGGATGGTTTAAGAGCAGATAGCTTTGGGAAAAAGTTGACAAGTAGAAATGGGAAACCATTTTTAGCCTGTCCCCATCTATATCAAAATGAGGTACGGTTGGATGGAGAGTTGTATAACCACAGGTTAAAAGAGGATTTCAACAAGATTGTTTCTCTATGTAGGAAAACTAAACCTAGCAAAGCTGACATTGAAGATGCTCAGTATATGGTAGAGTTCTGGGCATATGATTTTCCAGATCATAAGGGTGTATTCAGTGAGAGATACAAGGCATTAGTTGCTTGGAAAAGACTGAATAATAACTCCAAAATCAAGGTTGTCCCTACTTATGCAGTATACTCTCAGGAGGATATTGATAAGTATCATGAACAATTCATTGAAGAGGGATATGAAGGAACTATTGTACGTCTGGATTTAGGGGAGTACGAGAATAAAAGAAGCAAACAATTGTTGAAATACAAGGACTTTGTGGACAGTGAGTTTGAGATAATTGGATATGAGGAAGGTGAAGGAGGTAGAACAGGTACTATTGGTAAGTTTATCCTGAAGCATGACACTAAAAAAGGGGTAACCTTCAAAAGTAATGTTAAGGGTAACTTTGATTATCTGAAGAAAGTGTGGGCTGAAAGAGACAGTTATATTGGAAAAACTGCAACAGTCAAACACTTTAAGAGAACCCCAGATGATATTCCTCGTTTTCCTTATGTAATTAAAGTAGCAAGAGAAGATTATGAATAATTTAAAAGAAAACATAGAAGACTTCCTGAAAGGTGAAATGGAAGCTTTAGAAATTCCTATGACTCCAATCCGAGATGTAGAAGAAATTCTTAAGGAATTGGGATACAATGAGCTAGAACTTAATGGAGATGAAACAAATGGTTGGCAGGTAGATTTTTGGTACTATTTCTATAGTGAAACACAACCAGTTCTACTTCTATCTGGAAGTCTACATTATGGAGATTTTAAATTATCAAAGGAAAAATAAGAGGATTATGAGTAATTATTATGGTGATGTAGAAAGAGTAATCACAGATGTACCGACAGTAGAAAATATTGTACCGGTATTTGGCAATCCAGACCCATACGATATTGTATGTGCATATTGTGGATGTGACGCTGTTCAAGAGAAAGTATGGACAGAGATAAATTCAGGAAGAACTCATGATTCATGTGATGACGGAGAAGTATACTGTCCTGATTGTGAGGAACATGTAGCAACTCTTGAAAGGCATGAATGGGAAGACAGAGATGATGATGAAGATGATGACAATTAAAATTAAGTAAATGTCTCAGAAGGATTACAAAAAGCTTATTATGGTTACAGGTGATAACAATAATAAGTTTTATGAAATGATCTGGGAGGGAGGTTCCACCTTTACCGTTAAATACGGTAGGGTGGAGGCCACCTCTACAACAATCACCTACCCTTATTCTCAATGGAACAAAAAATACAACGAGAAAGTTAAGAAGGGCTACAAGGACGTGACTGATTACGTTTCTGTAGAAGTGGTAGATAATGGAAAAGGTGGTACAAATTATGCCAAAATATCGAACAATACTGTACATGAATTTGTTGAATTGATGAGACAGTATAGAGATAATTTGGTACAAGCTACCTACTCTGTTAAAGCTGAGTCAGTTACTCAGAAGCAAATTGATGATGCACAATCTATCATAGATGACTTAAATAAGTTAGCATCAGTTAAACAAACTGCTCAGGTTCAGGAAACTATTAAAGTTTACCTACTTAGATTGTATGGTACAATTCCCAGAAAAATGAGGAATGTAAAAGATCATTTGCCCCCAAATATTAAATTGGTAGAGGTACTAGATGATGAACAGGATAAGTTGGATGCTATGGCATCACAGGTTAATGCAAATAAACCTAAGGGTAAGAATGTAAAAACTGCTAAAGAGATAACCATTCTCGATGAGATTGGTGTAACCATGACACCTTGTAAGGAGGAAAAGGAGATAAAATACCTAACTGACCAAGTTGCCAAGTTACCAAATAGGGCATCTATCAAGCAAATATTCCGGGTAGATAAGCCGGGTGAGAATATTACTTTTGAAGATTGGTTGAAGAAACAGAAGAATAAGGAGACACGTATTCTAATACATGGAACTAAATGTGAATCTGTTCTACCAATACTGGATATTGGGTTGAAAATCAGGCCCAAAGGTAATTTCCAATTCTCAGGTAAGGTATATGGTGATGGGAACTACTTCTCAGAAACTATGAGCAAGTCTCTGAATTATACTGGATGGGGTACTGATAAGGTAATTTTGGTTTACGAAGTACATGTCGGTAAACCATTTGTATATGATGGATGGTATAGAGGTAACTCTTTCTCATTGAATTACAAGGAGTTACAGTCAAGAGGATATGACTCTACCTTTGTTAAAGCTGGTGGAGGATTACTTAACACCGAGATTATTGCCTATAAAGAGGAACAATGTCGGATAAAATATGTTATATGGCTGAAGTAGTAAAGTTAACAAGATACAAATGCAGTAAATGTGGTGCATTGTATGGTAGTCAAACAGATGCAGAATCTTGTGAAAGTCGTCCTATCACAAAAGATAAAGGTGCAAAGGTTGGTGATATTGTAACCATCCTTAATGGTGAGGGTGCAGGACAAAAGGCAAAAGTTACCAATGTTCATGTTATTGACAGAGAATGGGGACATTATGCTTGGGAAAGATACTGGCATACTGTATCTGTAACTGCTGATCTGGTAGATGGATATGGTACAAGACATTTAACGTTTGATAGTTATAAGGTATGAGTAAATTTAAAGTAGGAGATATTGTTGAGGTTACAGATAATTCTACGAACTCCTATAAGAAAGGAGAACATGTCAAAATAATTTCGACAGGTCTCAAAGGCATATATGGCTGTCTCAATTCCGACAACCTTCTCCAATCTATGGCTGAATATCAGATAAAACGTCTGCATGGAGAAGAACCTGATGAGGTAAAGGTAGGAGACAGTGTACTAATCATAAAGAATGAGGGTTATCATGTAATCCCTGTAGGTAGTGTTTGTAAAGTAAATAAAATATATAAAACATCAGGTCAAATCCGAGTTGATTTTTTATATCTTGGTACTCAAATAGAACAGTATCTAAACAAGGAACATTACGAAAAAGTATATCATTTTCCAGAATCAACTCAATTGAAGACACCGAAAAAAAGACCTCAACGAAGAATTCAGGAAGAAACAACAAACGATAAAAACAAAAGTTTGTATGGTATATAATTTATATAAGATATTGGATAAAGTCCAGATAATCCACAATAATAGTAAACATCCCTTTAAATTAAGAGAGGTTGTTACTATATTCCGTGTATTTGCTGACAATACATTTGATGTATGTAATGCAAATGGAGATTGCTGGAGAGTAAATGTAACAGAAATTTTTAAACTTGAAGACCCGATGAAACAAATGACAGAAGCTGTTATCAATACAGCTAAAGCACTGTGCAAAGCACAGAACCAAGTGACTACCTTAGAAATTAAGACTGAGGTGATGAGTAAATTCAAGCACTTTCACTGGACTCAGAATTATGTATCAGCAGTAATGGATGATGCATACAAGGCTGGTATGTTCACTTTTGTAGAAAGTGATGGTATATCAGCACCAAGACACAGAATTTATTCTGAAACAGGTGTAGTTATAAAAAATGTAAAAGTAAAAAAACCAATGAAAAAAGCATTGACAGTAGCAAAGAAAACAAAAACTGCTACTAAAGCAGTAACGAAACCTAAGGTTTCCGTAACACCCACTGTAAGAACTGTTCCAGCATCCAAAACAATTAGCAAAACTAAGGCTTTGGAGTTGATGAAAAACAACAAAGGTCACTTCTTCACAGCCACTTTTATCAAAAAAGAGGGTGATGTAAGGACTATGAACTGCCAGTATTTGAAAGATCAGTCCACATCTGAACTGGGATATGTAAAAGTAAAAGAGGCTATTAAAGCCAAAGTTGCTAAAAATGCAGCTAAAAAAGCTGTGGCTTCCAAGAAAAGGATGCCAAAAGAAGATGCTATCAGACAAATCAACATTCAGACTCTGAAAGAGTTGAAAATAGCTGGTAATAGCTACAAAGTGAAGTAATTCACCGGGTTCTCATAAAGATTTCGTATCTTTGTGAGAACCTTTCTACTTATGTGGAGAGGGAAAATTATTCACAATGAGTAGAAAAACACCAAAGAAAACAAAGAGTAGGAAGACACCTGCTAAGAAAATTAAGAAACCAAAAGAACCAAAGGTCGGTAAATATTTAGGATTAGAGTATGAAAGCTTCTGTGAGTTATCCTGTCTGTTTTTTGCAGAGGAATTAATGAAGGAAGGTTACGTAGCAAAGGTAGAAAGATCACCATCATATGTTTTGTGTGATCCAGTTCAAAACACATATGCTGAACAACTAAAGAAGAGCAGCAAACAAGTTACCCAGACAATCAGCTTGGGAGTAACATATACACCTGACTACGATATATATTTTACTGAAAAAGCCTTAGGGAAATTCTGTTGGGAATTAGGCAGTGGGGAAAAGTGGAGTAAAAATTTACTTGTAACCCAGAAAGTTGGAGATCATTATAGAGCTTGCTGTGAAGTAAAGCCAGACTTCCAACGTGCTTCAACTACCCCCAAATCTGTACAATCAATGAAATGGCTTATGCAGAGGAGGGGAGTATTCGTCAACTTGTTCCGTCCTAATAGAATGTTTGAAGGTTTATTTGTCCCAGACAAGTACCGAATAACAGAGAGGGGAACACCTAGAGTATTGAAATTCAAGGCATTAACATTACAACAGTATATAAAAACTAAATTATGAGTGATAATAGAGTAGTCTATACGCAATGGCTGAAACGTGGAACTAACACATTCTTACCTACAGATAATGCAATTACTGTAGGAAAGGTAGAAAGTGGTGTATATCATATACGTTTCAGTGACAATATGGGATTCTATCTGGTAAAGAAGGATTTACATTTGGATGATCTGATTAACTTACCCAATCCTGAGGGTATGAAAGTAATGGAAGGTATCAAAACCTTCTGGCAAAGAAAGGACAAATTCAAAGAGTATGGATACTCTTACAAGAGAGGTATTTTATTATATGGTGTTCCCGGAGGTGGTAAAACATCCATCATAAACTTGTTATGTAGGGAGTTGGTTGAGAATATGGAAGGTGTAGTTTTCACTATATCTTCTGATGAAGACCTATCTTTATATAAGAATTTTATGGCTGAAATTTACAGAGTAATTGAGCCAGAAAGACCTATCATCACAATCATCGAGGATATTGATGGTTTGTGTCAGCACAAAGAAACAGAGACAAAACTGTTGAATGTGCTGGATGGTATTGAGCAATTAGAGAATGTAGTCTATGTGGCTACAACCAATTACACTGAGAGATTATCAGAACGTATTCTGAACAGACCTAATAGATTTGATATTAGGATTGAGGTTAAGTCACCTAATGATGAGTGTCGTAGAATGTATTTACGTCATAAAATCAAAGAAAATGACTTGACAGATGAACAATTAGAAGAATGGGTAACCCAAACCAAAGGTATGACAATGGCTCACTTAGGTGAAGTTATTAAGAGTGTTCTTATCTTAGGAAATTCCTTTGAGGAGACTATTAAGAATCTTAATGAGTTGAAAATCACCCCTGTTAGCAGAAATTATGATGCTGAGTTCAGTGAGAAAATTGGTTTTGGAATTGCTCCTAAAAAGACATACTAATGTATAGAGGAAACATGGGAGATTTTGTCCAGAAGGTTTCCGATTACATAAAAAGGAATTATGACTGTATTATCCACTTCACAAGAGTGGGTAGTACAGGTAATTCCTACTATGTAGCATTCTTTACACCGGGACAAATGGGTTCATTAGGGTATCAGGTATATGATACTGAGAACTTTGAGGAACAGGTATATGATTTTGTAAACAAAAATCTTGAAGACTATGTACAAGGGGAACATGATCGATTTTTTGACGAACCTTCAGACCTATTTGGAGAAGAATTATGATCTTACATTTAGAATATTATCATGGCCCGGCCCAGACTCAAAATGGGGAGATAGTAATACTTGGGTTGACCATATGTTCTTTCTTAAATTATCTGAGGTTACAACAAAACGTGCATTAGCTATAGGTGGGGCACTACTGATTGAGGATACTCATGATTTTGAGGAGAAAGTCTACAGACATATTAATTGCATATTAAAAATGATGTATGTATAAACAAAATATGTATGAGTTTGTTGAGAAAGTAAGTGAATTTGTTGAGAAACATTATGGTAAAAAATGTATGCTTGATACATTTAGGTGTTGTATTAACTTAGACGATGTGTTATATCGGAGAAAGAAAGCTCAATTTAAAAAAATATTAGTATTTTATGTACAACATTCGGAATCATCATATCATGGTAACGAGGTTACAGATAGTTGGGATTTTGAGGAACGAGTATATGAAATATTGAAAGATGCTCTTGAAGAAACAAGAATCTTGAGTAAATTACCCTATTCAAAACATTATTATAAAGGTAGAAAATGACAGTAAAAGATTTTGTAGGTAGCAATAATAAGGTTACCTTTGACAGTTACAGGCAGGGACATTTTTATTATAATGTACCTCGTTTAGCAGTAGACGAAGATGATGTATTCTTAGATGTCTACCAGTTTACAGTACCAATAGAAGATATAGGTACAGCCACATTGTTGGCAGAGGATAAAGCCATCACCTTTATGAGGTGGATAAGAAAGGCTATTGAGGACGGAACATTAACAAAAGTACTATGACACAATATGAATATGTGCAGGAATTATCCAATTACATGCTAAAGAATTATGATACTACTGTCACACTATCTAAAAATGAACAGTGGTTTGGAGGTTATCATCTGACATTTTCTGGAAGGTTTAATAGGAGCACGTATTTTTTGGCAGAGGAAGAAAATTGGAAGGATGTATTGATTGCAATGACAAATAATGTAATTGACAACAAAGATCCAAGACAAGATATAGAAGGTTATATATGATTAAGGGAAAAGCAAAACAGAGAACAGGAGAAACTCCAACAGTAAATTACAGGAAGTTAGATGCTTTAAATCAGTCTATGATTAAGTTATTTGACAGTGATCCTGTTAAGTTTTTTGAGGAGTTTAAGTTAGGAAAGAGAAGGGATGATGATAAGAAGTCAACTTCTCTTATTATTGGAGATTTGGTTGACTTCTATCTATTGTCCTGTAGAGGGGATGATGATGAGTTTCACAACCGTTTTGATGAGAAATTTGCCTTGATGAAGGGTGACAAAGGAAGTGGTCAGGTATTTTTATTAGCTGATACAATTCTGGAGTTGACTAAGAGGGATACTGATCCTGATAGTGGTAAAGTAAAAACATCTTTTGAGACACGTTTCTCAGAAGCAGTACAGAGAGTTCAGGCTGATGGTAAGTATAAAGGTAAAACTGCTGATAAAATATTAGAGGACTTTGAGAAGAATGGTATGGATTATTTCCAGACATTAATTGATAACATTGGAAAGACTGTTATTGATACTTCATTGATTGACAAGGCTTTATCAGTAGCTAATAGAATAAAGAATGACGAATTTACCAGAGATTATTTTGATTTTGATGTACTGGAAAATACTGATGGACATAATGAGTTACTGACTCACGTACCTATTCAGTGGCAGTACAGGATTGATGACAAGAGAGTTGTGGAATGTAAGAGTGAGATTGATATGATATTCATTGACCATGAGGGTAAAACAATATATCCACGTGACTTAAAAACATCCTATGATAATGAGTCATTTGATTATATGTATATCAAAAATAGTTACTATCTACAGAACGCTTTCTATTGGAAAGCTGTCAGACTATGGGCATTAGAGAATGGACTGGGAGATTATAAGGTAATGCCTTTAGACTTTATTGTGGGTGATACATCTGCAAATAACAGAAAACCTCTGATTTACCAGACATCTATGGAAGATGTAGAGAAAGGTTTAAAAGGCTTTGATCTAAGAGGTAACCATTATAGAGGTATTGAGGAATTAATTGATGAGATTGCTTGGTGTGAAGAAAAAGATATTTGGGACTGCTCAAGAGAGTCCTATAATAAGATGGGAGTCATGAAGTTAAATGTTAAGTATGATACAGTTTGAGTGTGAATTTTGTGGTAAAGAAATATGTGAGTGTGAAGAATTAGTAGATATGGGAGAATCTCCCACCGTTATATCAGTAAAAAAGTGCCACGAGATTCTGGATGCTGCTAAAGAGCATGGTTTGGAGGTAGAGGTAGTTGTATGGGCACTTGAATATATGCAGAGTAATCCGGGATTACTTCCTGAAGAAGCACTGATGATGGGTTTTGATGAATGGATAAAATAAAAATTTAAATATATGGGATTGGACATGTATTTATATAGGAAGACCTATATAAAAAGTTGGGGTGATGAGGAAGAATTTAAAATCACTCTAAAACACAAAGGAAAAAATATCAAGTTAACTAATCCAAAAGAGATTAGTGAAGAAGTGGGATATTGGAGAAAGGCAAATCAGATACACAATTGGTTTGTTGAGAATGTACAGGACGGAGAGGATAATTGTCAACCATATGAGGTGAGCAGGAGACAGTTAAAAGAGCTTTTAAATTTATGTTTAGAAGTAAAAGAGAAGGCTATATTGATTAGTGGTAAAGTTGTAACTGGAATGGTTTATGAAAAAGGAGAATCAAGAAAGCAGGAACAAGATGGTCTTATAATTGAAAATGCTGAGGAGATAGAGGAATTGTTACCTACAACCTCAGGATTCTTCTTTGGTGGTACTGAGTATGATGAGTTCTACATGAATGATATTAATGAAACAATAGAAATTTTAGAGAAAGTACTAAATGAAGATTCTCCTGAGGGAGTATCACAATGGTATGAGTATCGTTCAAGTTGGTAAGATGATTAAGGCAGAAATTATAGCTGACTCTATCAGCAGTAAGGGGAAAAGATTAACTACTTTTGTATTACACTTTCCCCGTATAGTGTTAGCAGAATTCAACACCCATAGGGCGTTGAGTAGAAATAGTGCTTCAAGTAGAGCCATTCCGTTTAAGAAAATGATGAAGTTGGTTAAAGAAAACCCCTTCATACCCATGAAATGGATGAAAGAACACACAGGAATGCAGGGTTCAGAGTATTTTGGAGAAAAGGAGTCTTCAGTCTTGGAGACTTTGTGGTTAGAGAGTAGAGATAGTGCAGTTGCTAAAGCAGAAGCTTTGTCCCAATGGGGTCTTACCAAGCAATTTTGCAACAGATTACTCGAACCTTTTATGTGGCATACTGTTATATGTACAGGTTCTGAATGGGAGAATTTCTTTGCATTGAGATCACATCCAGATGCAGAGATACATATACAGGCTTTGGCAGATAAAATGCTTGAAGTTTACAACAATAGTGTACCCACGAAGTTAGAAGGAGGTGAGTGGCATATCCCATTCGGTGACAGCTTTGATCCTGAAAGACTTCGTGAGTATGCTTTTAAAAAGAGTGATGGATTAGTTAGAGGTAGAACACCTATAGAAGATGCCAAAATCAGGATAGCTACAGCACGTTGTGCCAGAGTTAGTTACCTGAATTTTGAAGGAAAGGATGATTATGATGCTGACCTAGAATTACATGATAGGTTATGTCAGAGTGGTCACATGTCTCCTTTTGAACACTGTGCAATGAACATGGAGGACGAAGAAGTGTATGGTAACTTTATAGGATGGAAACAATATAGGAAACATTTTAACAAGGAGAACAGAACAGATGAAAGAGTTAAAAAATATAATAGTAGCTAAGTATGGACTGTTCCTGACTGCATTAATACAGGTATTCTTTGTAGCTATGCAGCCCTTGTTTATTATTAACCACAGAATAGCACCTATGTTAGTCTGTGGATTTTGCATTAGTCTTATCTGGACTATGAATGTGAAGAGAGTAGCATTTGGTGGATGGACTGACAGGATTGTATATGCATTAGGTGCTATGTGGGGAACAGGATTGGGATATTTATTAAGTGATTATATAGTAGGTATATGAAGAAGCAAAAGCAGAAAGAGGATAAATCTCCTGAAGTTCAGGCTCCTAAGTTGGAGTTATCACCTAAGGAAATTTTAGATAATCGTCTGAAAAGGGTTGAAATCCTTAAGAAAATTGACGAGATCAAATTAACTAGGGAGAAGGATGAACTGGAAGTCCAGAAGAGAAAATTGGAGAATGAAGAGGCTAAGAAGAGAGGAACTGGATGGAGAAGTCCAATCGGTGAATTACTTGATGTAGCACAGACTTGGATAATTGATAATAGTAAAAGTGTAATAGGTGGTGAGCCAGTATTGATTAGTCTATGGACTGATGATGAGATGGAAGAGATTAAACACCTTATACTCAAGAAAGTGAGGAGCTTATGAAGATAGCAATAGATTTTGATGGTACATGCGTCATACATGACTATCCTGCAACTGGTGATAATATTGGTGCAGAAGAAGTATTAAAAGAATTAGTAGAGAAAGGTCACCAGTTGATTCTATATACAATGAGGACTGGTGTAGAGTTACATTTTGCACGTAGATGGTTTGATGAACATAAGATTGAGTTGTATGGAGTTCAGTATGATCCTGAACAAACAAAATGGACATCTTCTAATAAGTGTTATGCACATTTATACATAGATGATGCAGCTTTAGGAATCCCCTTGATTTACCCAGAAAATAAGAGACCTTATGTTGATTGGATAAAAGTTAGGGAAATGTTGGTAGAAAAAGGTATTCTATGATTATAGGAATTAGTGGTTATATGCATAGTGGTAAGGATACTCTTGGTCAGATTATATTAGATTTGACTAAAGTTAAGAACCATACTGTGATAGAAGACGAGTTTGGCCGACCCCAAACCGATACCAAAGGTAATTACGTTACCTATCCAGATATATCTACTTTTAAGATTAGGAAGTTTGCAGGAAAGTTAAAGGAGATGGCATCTCTTATGACTGGTATTCCTGTAGAAAAGTTTGAGGATCAAGAGTTTAAGAGTGGTTATATGCCATCTGAGTGGGGTGATATGACTGTAAGACAATTCCTACAACGTCTTGGTACTGATGCCGTTAGGCATCATTTACACACAGATGCTTGGGTTATTTCAGCTATGGCTGGATACACCGAAAGTGATAATTGGGTATTTACAGACTGTAGGTTTCCCAATGAGGCACAAGCTATCAAAGATAGAGGTGGAATAATTATCAGGATTAATAGGTATCCTCCGGGAATGTCCCCTGTATTTATGGATAGGACAGAAAGTGAGGTTAGTTTAGATAATTGGGAATTTGACCACGTTATTTACAACGTAGGTACAATTGATGATTTAAGAGCACAGATTAAAAACATACTAAGTGAGGAGCTTTTTAAGATGAAAAATTATGCAAATTAATTTTGCCATGTGATGAAAGTGACGTAATTTAGTATACCAAGCCGGGGTAATTCTACCTCGGCTTTTTTAATCTAAAGATGAAAGAATGACAGTAAAAGAATATTTTAACGGAGACGAATTGGCAGCAGATGTATGGCTGTCAAAATATGCTATAGAGGGAGAAAAAACACCCTATGATATGCATTTAAGAATGGCAGAAGAGTTAGCCAGAATGGAGAAGGAACTTGAGAAAAATGTGCCAATAGTAGAAGTTAACCAATTATCCGAATTTGGTGAGAAGTTGTTCGAGAAAGGTGAACTATCTGTAGACGACATAATGTGGTACTTTGATAACTTTAGGTATATTGTTCCACAGGGCTCAATTATGACTATGCTTGGTAACAAACACAAGATTGGTAGTTTGAGCAATTGTTTTGTAATCCCTTCACCAGTAGACAGTTATGGAGGTATTCTGAAGACTGACCAGCAATTGGTTCAGTTAATGAAGAGAAGAGGTGGTGTAGGTACAAATATCAATACCCTGAGACCTTCTGATACCCCTGTTTCTAACGCAGCAGGTACCTCTACAGGAGCAGTTTCTTTCATGCATAGGTATTCTAACTCAACCAGAGAAGTAGCCCAGAATGGTAGGAGAGGGGCTCTCATGTTATTAATTTCCTGTAAGCACCCAGATGTGTTCAAATTTGTGAATGTTAAGAAGGATAGGACAGCCGTAACTGGTGCTAATATCTCAGTAATGTTGACAGACAAATTTATGGAGGCTGTAAAGAAGGATGGAGATTTTATTTGCACTTTCCCTGTTGATATAGATGATAATTTTGATACAAACACTCCTTATAATAAATTAGTTTATTTTGGGACTGGTTGGATTATGAGGATCAGGGCAAAAGAGTTGTTTGACCAGATTGTTGAGAATGCTTGGGATAATGCTGAACCCGGTGTAGCTTTCATGGATAGGGTACGTGAGTATTCTCCAGAAGGTGTATATGAACAGTTCAGAGCTATTGCTAGTAATCCTTGTGGTGAACAATGGATGCAAGCTTATGATGCATGTAGGTTATTGGCACTCAATTTATTTGGGATAGTAAACAATCCATTTACAGATAAGGCTGAGATTGACTGGAGTAGGTTATATGAAATAGCATATATCCAGCAGAGATTGGCAGATGATATTGTGGAATTGGAAATTGAGTATGTAGATAGAATCATTGCTAAAATCAAGAGTGACCCTGAACCAACTGATATTAAGAGAGACGAGTTAGAGTTGTGGAAGAAGGTCAGGGAAACAGCTAAAGCATCCAGAAGAACAGGTTGTGGTTTTACAGGCTTGGGTGATATGTTGGCAGCATTAGGTCTGAAATATGACAGTGATGAGGCTTTGTATATTACTGAAAAGGTAGTAAAAGAGAAGATGAGGGCAGAATTAGACTGTACTATTGACTTGGCTATTCTAAGAGGTACATTTGAAGGATGGAATACAAACTTAGAATTTGTACTGGATGATGACAGAAAATTGTGGGGAGGTAATAATGAATTCTATAATATGTTATGTTCTGAATTTCCTGAGCAAGTCTCAAGAATGAGACAGTATGGTAGGAGAAATGTTAGCTGGTCTACAGTTGCACCTACTGGTACTGTGTCTCTTATGACTCAGACAACCAGTGGTTTAGAGCCTTTATTCATGGGATTCTATATGAGGAGAAAGAAAATTAACCCATCTAACAAAGATGCTAGAGTTGATTTTGTGGATCAGAATGGTGACAGTTGGCAGGAGTTTCCTGTACTACATCCTAAGTTTAAGGATTGGTTACAAGAGAAATACAAAGGTCATGAGATGGATATTACCCTAATGTTAGAGACTGGAGAATTAGGAAGAGAGAGAATTGATGAGGAATTTGAGAAATCTCCTTGGTATAACTCTACGGCTAATGATATTAGTTGGGAGAAAAGGATTGCTATACAGTCTGTTATCCAGAAGTATACAACCAATGCTATTAGTAGCACAATGAATTTACCTAGTGATGTGAGTAAGGAAACTGTAGCTGGTATATACTTTAAAGCTTGGGAATCAGGCTTGAAGGGTGTAACTATCTATAGAGATGGATGTAGATCAGGTGTATTAGTGGCAGATACTGCCAAAAAGTCTTCTTTTGATTACAGTGATGCTGTAAAAAGACCTAAAGAAATTAACGGAAATTTACACGTAGTTTCTGTCAAAGGAGTAAAATATGGCGTGATTATTGGTCTGGTAGATGATCGTCCATATGAATTATTTGCATTTAACTTACCAGAAGATATTAAAGATTCATGCAATGGTAAAATTGTGAAGGTCAAAAAAGGACACTACAACTTTGAGTGTGAAGATGGTACTCTTAAAGATTTACAGGAAGCAGCAGTTAAGAGTGATGAATTGGTTCTCACTCGTCTTGTGTCCGGTATGCTTAGACATGGTGCTAAACCTCAGTTTGTTATGGAACAGATTGATAAGTGTGATTTGGAAGTGGTTAGTTTTGGTAAAGCTGTGGCTAGGACTTTAAAGAAATATGTAAAGGATGAGGACATGGTTGCAAGAAACTCCTGCAAAGATTGTGGTAGTAGTAATGTGAGAATGCAGGAAGGATGCTTAACTTGTCTGGATTGTGGATCAAGTAAATGTGGATAATGGCAAAAAGTTATGATATAGGGATCAGTTTAATGGTAAATGTTAATTTAGATGATCCAGAAGATAATCAGGAAATTGCAAGGAAAATTAAACCGAAAGTTCAGGAACTTATTAATGAATCCATTGGAGATTATATTGATAGTGTTGAACTATATGATGATAGAATGTTTCCTTGTGATAACTGTGATATAGGAGAGATGATATATGATTACTCATCTCCTACACAAAGAGAGACAATTACACATTACAGGTGTAATGAATGTGGACATACACAATCATTTCCATGAGTCAAAAAGAGATAAAACTAAGCCCTAATATAGGTGAGAATGATATTTCTTACAGGGTTAAACAGGCAAATAAATTTCTGGAAAAGGGTCACCAAGTAAAGGTGACTCTTACTTTCAGAGGCAGAGAAAGAGTACATGAGGATATTGGTTTAAAAACTATTGAGGAGTTTATAACTTCATGTACATCAGGGGTTAAGAATGGACAACCCCGGATCACAGATGGGAAACGTAAGTTTATTACAGCCCACTTAAATCCAAAGGTTAAACAGAGTTGATATATATGGCAAAAGAACAGAAAAACGAGCAGAACAATGAAGACAAAAGTAAAAAACTTTCTGACTTCATGAAAAAGATGGAAAAGGACTTTGGTGAAGGTTCAGTAATGGGTTTGAACGACAAACCTACAACACATGAATTTGTACCTACAGGTTCAATTGGATTAGACAAAGCACTAGGTATTGGTGGCTTACCAAAGGGTAGAATTATTGAGATATATGGCCCTGAGAGTAGTGGTAAAACCACATTAACAATGCATGTAATGAAGGAGGCATTGAATGCTGATCCAGAAGCACAGTGTGCTATTGTTGACGTAGAGCAGTCCTTTGATAGGAATTATGCTGAAAAACTTGGGTTAGATATTAACCGAGTTAAGATCAGCCAACCAAATTATGGTGAGGAAGCACTTGAGATCACAAGATCATATGTTGAAAGTGGTTTATTTGCTGTAGTAGTATTGGATAGTGTAGCAGCATTAGTTCCAAAGAGTGAGTTAGAGGGTGAAGTTGGTGATGCACAGATGGGTAAACAAGCACGTATGATGAGTCAAGCTCTTCGTATGATAACACCCTCTGTAAATAAAACTAACACAGTCTTAATATTCACCAACCAATTACGTGCCAATATAGGTGGTTATGGTAATCCAGAAACTACTACAGGTGGTAATGCACTGAAGTTCTATACTTCAATAAGATTGGATATAAGACGTTCGGTTACCAAAGAGAATAGTTTAATGGATGGTGATGTGAAAATTGGTAATCTGACTAAGGTTAAGGTACTCAAAAACAAAGTTGCACCTCCTTTTAGAGAATGTGAATTTAACATTATTTATAATGAGGGAATTGATAAGTTTGGAGAGATTCTTGATGTAGCAGTGGAGACAGGAATTATCACAAAGAGTGGTTCATGGTTCTCTTATAATGGTGACAAAATTGGACAAGGGTTTGATACAGTTAGATTACTCATGAAAGATAACGATGAATTATATCAGGAGATAAAGAAAAAAGTTGAGGAAACCTTTGTTCCTAAGGAGTTTATTCCTACAGAACAGGATATAAAAAATGCAGAGTAATGTTGACAGTGAATGAATATGGAGAAAGAGCCATGATTACAGCCATGTATGGAGAGGGTAATAAAGTCGGATACCCTATCCTTGGGTTAGTAGGTGAGGCAGGAGAGATAGCCAATAAGTATAAGAAGGTATTACGTGATGATGGAGGCATTCTCTCAGAGGAGAAAAGGAAGGCTCTTATAGATGAATTAGGAGATGTATTATGGTATTGTGCTGCTTTAGCCAGAGATTTGGAGACCAACTTAGAGGAGGTATGCAGAATTAACCTCAGTAAGTTAGGAGCCAGACTTGCTAAAGGCACTATCAAAGGAAGTGGAGACAACAGATGAGTGATGCAGTAAGTCAGATGTACAAAGACACAGATTTATGGAAGCTGACAGAAAGAAAGGAGATGCCCTTGATTGATCTTAGTGGTCAATCATGTGGCTCCCCTTTTCAATTACCCCAACGGAAAGTTTATGGGGAACCCTTCAGTCTGGATTTATTGACTGAAGCTATTAGAGATTTTGAATTTAAAAAAGTTGAGATGAGAAAGAAACCTTTTCAGTACATGGTATTACTCCATGAGTATGAAACAAAAGATGGAAGTAAGGAGTATAAAGACTCCAAAGTTATCATAGATTTGAAAACTGTGATGGCAAAAAGTGAGAAAGAGTTGGTGTTTAAGATTACTAGGGAAATTCCTGAGGAATTTGCAGGTGAACCTGATAACGTGGAGATTATCATACGCCCTTTTTAAGTAACCCTATAGCCGAGGCAAAGAAAACTGCTGCAAAGAGAGGTAAAGGGTTATATGAACAATTGGGTAGTGTAGATAGTTTGGAAGAATTAGCTTCAATAGACTACTCCTCTTTTAAGAGCACATGGGGTGACCAAGAGAAATACAGATCAGCACCTGTTGGATTAAATACACTCGGAACTCCGGGTATATTTACTGGACAGGTATCAACTGGTGGTTATGCCCAATCTATAGGGACTACAGACAATGCATTCATGATTAATACATCAGATGCAGGATTATCAAACTCATATTCGTTGACATCGGCAATGAATATGAAATAATAAAAAGCCCTCTCTGCTTGGAAAAGTAGAGGGGGTTTCTTATCTTTATGAAACAAGAAAAGCAGGTAATTGATTTTACCGATAAATTTGATAAGCTACTGAATTCCAAGCCTAAGAGTGGTAGCTTAAAAGAATGGAATAAAAAATGGGATTTACTGACAAAGGAGTTTTTGAATGAAGAGTCAGAAGGAAAGAACACAGGAAAGAAGAGAAAGAAAAAGGCAGCAAAAGGAAAGAATGTGGGAGGTGTTTAAGGAAATTTGGGAAGAGAGACCACATTATAGTGAAATAAGCTGGACTCCCTTAGGAAGAGAAATTCTATCAATATATTTCCATCACATCCTACCTAAATCTACATGGGAAGAAGCCATGTTTGATAAAGACAATATCATCCTTCTTAGTGGGGATGAACACACTCTGGTGGAGAATGATCCAACCAGATATGAGGAGATTAATAAAAGGCGTGAAAAATTGAAGGAAAAATATGGTTGATATTGAATTATTTAAAAAAGAATATTGGAGTAAGAGTGAGGCATTCTTATTACCTTTAACTGGTATCGGAAGCTCACATAAATTCCCCGTAGAAACTTATCTATTTTGGGACGACTACTCCATAGAGAACTTTAACTTAATGGTAAAATTCTCCTATAAAGACTATGATGAATTTGTCAGCTATTGTCAAAAGATCATCTTCCCTGTATGGGATAAAGGTGGATATGTTGTAGAAAGTTATGATTTTGGGAAGGAGACTGTATTTATTTTAGATATAAGTGAGTGGGCTTTAGATGTACAGATGTTTCTAGCAGGTAAATATAGTAAATTCAGCAGGGAAGCAAAGAGTATGATACAGGATTATCACATATATTATACTAAGGGAAAACCTCAGATTGATATTGAGATAGCTGGTATTCTTGATCCTATGAGAAGACATGCTGTTTTAGAGGATATGAACTGTATAGAATATGTAAGTGAGTACTATGGATTACCTCTGCCAGAATTGCAGAAGTTAGGTGAGATTGGAAGTATCTACAACAAGGAAAAGGAAACATTGTCATACATTTCTGCTAAATTGGCAGATTGATAAGAAAGGTACTATTTTTGGACTATATAAAGAGTAATTATGGATTTTAACCCCCTGTTCGATAGATTATGGGGAGCAGATGGAGTTCACCCTTTTGGTGATCCTTACAAATTTGACGAGTATATGACAGGTGAGATAGAATATGAGAAATTGGATGAAGAGATTTGTGAGTACTTAAAGGGTGACTTCAAAACTACCATTATCTGTAAATTTAACAAACAAGGATATTTAGTATCCCATACAGCAGAATCTATTGATATAAGTGAACCTAGGGCTATTATGGAACAAACAAGAACAGAATTGTTCAAGGCACTTGATGAAGATAGATTTGAAGATGCCAAGATTTGTCAGGATAAGATAAATCAATTGAGGCAAATATTAGAATTAAGAAAACCAACATTATAAACCAACTAAACAGGGGAGTCTCAGTAGGACTCCTCTTTTTATTTTATGATTACATACGACGAAAGAAACAAAACAATTAACGTTCCAGATGGTACGTCATTGAATGAATTGGCATGGTTTCTGAACAAGCATTCACATTTAGAAGATTTTAAAGTTATGATATATGGAGGAAGTGACACGCAAACAAATCTTGGATACAGGGCTGGTATTCCCAACGGAACTGGTTAAACTGATCCCGACAAGACATTTTATAGAAAGGTTGGAAGAGAGGAGCTTAGGCTTAGACTGTATCCCAACTATGGTGAGAGTGACTAAAGAAAACATTCACTCAGGTAAGACAGAGGACGGAAAGACTCTTAAAAGCGTAGTAGTCCGACTGAAATACAGTCCGACTAAATATATATTTTTAGTATTTAATCC